GACGAACGGCTCCCAGTAGGGCTGCCCTCTGTTGATGTCGTTCAGGAACGTGGCGATCTTCCGCCCGACCCGTGCCTTTCCCCCGAGGTATCGCATCAATCCTCCCTCTCGACGCCTTGCGTCTCCCAGTAGTCCGCGAGCGCGTTCCTCGTACCGAGCCACCAGAGTGTTCAGGTCAAGACCTTCGGACACCGTCTAATCGTAGACCAAACGGTGTCTTTGATCAACACCCGAATGGGGTTTTAGGTCTGATCTGAATTAAATTGAACTCCCGCTGCTCGTTGGCCGAGAAGCGGTCCACGACGAAGTCCGAGAAGTCCGGGTTGGCGTTCGCCGGGATACCCGGAACGGAACCGTTGGCCACGGCCTCGGTCACCATCGCGCGGATGTCGTTGTCGGTGGAGTCGTAGAAGACCGGGTCCGGAAGGTCCCCGTTCTCCCCCATGTAGGTGATGTTCACACGTGCCTGTGTCTCGTCCATTTTCGTTTCTCCTTGAGGTCTTCGGAGTTTTTACTCCGTGATGGAAAGAATGTGCTTGTCTGAGTACGTCCTGAGCTTGTCGGCCCACTCCGGAACGCCGTCTACGACGAACGAACCGTACTTGTACTTGTCTGGGCCTTCGTAGTTCAGACCGATCATGTGGCTCGAGCTGGTGATCCACCAGGTGAGTCGGCGCCCCAGTCCGAGCTCGACGCCCGAGAAGGTAGTGAGGTCGGTCCACGAAGGACCCGGCACCCCACTACCGGGATGGCTGTGAGCGAACCCCAGGAAAGGTTCCCTGCGATGAGCCCACAGAACATCCCAGAGAACACGGCTGTCAGGAAGACTGCCGCCGGACCTCCCCTCGGGGAGGTGCCAGTAGATCGGACCGTTTCCGGTAACGACTACGCCCGTCTCGATCATCGCTTCCCCCGCTTTTCCTGGTAGGGGACGCGAGGAATCGCGTCGAGAGTGCCGACAAGAGCCTCGTTGGCAGCCCGTACCTCGGGAGCGATGTGCTTGGACACCTTGAGGTAGTAGGGATGCTTGAGCCAGTCGGCGTACTGCATGTTGCCGCGAGTCTTGTTGCACTTGCGGCAGGCAGCGACGAGGTTCTCTTCGGTCTGCGGGCCACCTTCCTCCCAAAGGACGAGGTGGTCCACGGTGAGGGGGACCTTGTCCGCACCGCAGTAGCGGCAGGTGTACCCGTCGCGTCGGAAGACGTTCCAGGACACACCCTGCTCCACGGTGCGCTGGCACTTGCGAGCCACCGCCTTGTAGAGCTTGCCGTCCTTGGCCTTGGCCAGCACCTCGGTCTCGACCAGGTCCGACTGACGGATGAGAGCTTGGAACTCTTCCGTGGTCGGGTGGAGAACGTGCACGTCCCCTTCGTGCTCCCCGAACTCAGGGAACACGACGACGTAGGTGCCGCCCTTTCCGGCCCATACGCCGCCCACGAGGAGCACCTCGTGCCCCACGCTCATCAGGTCGAATTCCTTGAATTCCATCAGACGGGTTCCTTTCTTTCTACTTCCCGCACGCTCACGCCCGGAGGAAGCAGCGCGTCGGGCCGCTCGAAGTGCCACCCGAACAGGGGGAAGGACGCCTCCAGCTCTCGGATTTCGATCGTCGAGGGAACCTGGCCCGCGACGCGCTTCGGGATGATCTCGATGATCCTCCCGACAGGACGCTGCTCCTGTTGGAACATGACCACGATGCTGTTGTGGTCGAACATGGCTCGCTTGGCGTAGAGGTCGATCCAGACCGGAGCGAGGGCGTCCACGAAGCAGTCGACACTTGAGTAATTCCCTACCGAACCCCAGGTGTACATGTCGCCCCGAGGTCCTACGGCGACTCCTTTCCCTTCGGCCGCGTGCTCCAGCATCCTCAGTGCGTCTCGGTCGAAACCCTCCCGCTCGTCGTCGAGCCCGTCCGCGAGTGCTTTCATGCGCGACACATACTCGACCGCGAGCTCGCGCAGAATCTTGGCGTTCTTCACCTCAAATTGGACACTGATGTTGCAGTCGAAGCTCATTCACCTTTTCTCTTTCGTAAAGCCTGTTCGGCAGGCCAGCCTTTCAGCAGCCGGTAGTGGATGGTGGTGCGGCTCAGGCCGGTTTCCTCGGCCCACGCCGCCATGCACTGTGTTTTCCCGAAGGCTGTAATCATGCGGTTGTTGCGACGATTACGGGCCTGTTCCTTGCGAGTTGCCCACCGGACATTTCCGGGTTCGTAGTGACCATCAATGTTAATCCGGTCGATCGTATGAAGAGGCGTAGGCGGGTTGCCCATGTATTCCAAAAACGTTGAGAAGGAGGAAACCCATGACTCGTGAATTCTGATGCCACGCCCCCCGTATTTTTCGTAGCCCATCGCATGAGGATTCAGGCACCGTTCCTTCATCGCGTGCCATGAGTTCCACGCAGGAGTATTCCAACCTCCGTGGACCGTCGCTGTCTCTCGAAGGGATTCGGCGGCCGTTTCCCGGTTTAGACAGCCGCAAGATTTCGTCTTCTCAGCGACGAGATCGTATTTCCATACCCACTTTTCGGCTCCACAGGAGCATTTGCACAGCACCCATTGACGCTCAGACCGGACTACAGTGAGACGGTAAAACACCAATCCGGGCGCGAGCGCGACTTCTTCTGAATGTTTTTTCCACTTCTCTTGTAAATTCTGGCGTCGCAGACACCCGCAAGATTTCGTAGCTTTGGTGACCAAGTTATGGCGTCGAAACGTCTTCTTGGTTCCGCATTCGCAGAGGCATTCGACCTCCTTGTATCCCTTATCTTCGATGACGGTTAGACGACCGAAGCGTTCTCCTTTCCTCAAACGTGACGCCATACAACCAGCTTGCCTTCTCTCACGGCTTGCCGGACAATAGCAGGGAGACTCTCCAAAGTAAAATAGGTGTCGCCCTTTTCACCCGTGTGATGATCAACGAGACAGATGCCTGCATCAACGATCTGGAGGTTGGTATCGCACACGCACTCGAGGCGCTGTCCATCGACGCGGTACTTGACGATCCATTCATTCCCACGACGACCTTTTCGGTGGTCGAGGTACTGGGCGCCTCCGACTTGAAGGGCAGCCCTGGCGGCTTCGGTGAAGTCACCTGAATGAGCCATCTCGCGGCGAAGTGCTCCGTCGCCAAGCTTCTCCATGAGCTCCTTGCGACGACGCTCCTTCTCCCGACGTGCGGCCTCTTCGGCACGACGACGGGCAATCTCCTGACGACGCAGTTCAGCCTGCTCCCGCTGGTACTTCTCCATACGGAAGGCAGCGTCCAGCGCCGGCACGACGCCAGGAATGGTGTGTACCTCGTCCTTCTGGTCGAAGTAAGCTTCCATGACCTCGTCCTCGGGACCGAGCGGGAAATCCTGCTCGGCGAAGATCAGCGGTCCCTCCGGGTAGATCCGTCCGGCTCGCACACGCGAGAACCGGTCGAGCTCCTCGGGAAGGGCGAACACCTTCTCCGAGTAGGCCACGATCTTGGCCGGATCGGGATCGATTCGGGTGTCGTCGGGGACCAGACGGTCCCCGACGAGGTATCCACTGACCTGGCCCTTGATGAGCTCAGGGACCGGGTCAGCCGACTGAGGATCCTTGGCGGTCTTGCCTTCGAGGGTGAAGGTGTACCAGCCAAACTCCCGTGGGCGAGTCTTGAGCTTGAACACTCGAAACTCGGAGTGGAGAGACCTACCTCCCGTCCAAGGAAGCGTTACCGTCTCCTCTTCAGTTGTGAGTAGGTCTCTCCATCCCATGGTGTTTCACCTCATGCCCAGGCCGGCTTCGTGAGAAGGTCGGTCTGGATGATCTGGTCGATGAGGGTGACGCGAGGCGCACGCGCCTGCTTGGCCACACCGACCGGGGTTGCAGCGATCAGAGTCCGGAGGGTCCGGGGGATCGCGTAGGGGTCGTCGAACGTACGCTCGTCGATCATGACGCAGGGGATGCCAAGGTTGGCAGCCGTCTGCCGCACTGCCGTGGTCTCGTAACGAGCTGCACGCCAGGCTGCCGCACCACCCTGAGCGGTGGTCTTGAGGAAGGCGAAGGCGACCGGGTTGATGCCCGAGTTGCGGACCTGAGCCTCGAAGGTGCGCTGCTGCTCCTCGTCTCCGATGAACAGGAAGAGCGCGTCCTCATCCTCCTTGGGCTTGTACTGCGAGAGCACCCAGACACCGGCACCGTAGTCGGTACCACCGCCCGCCCGGATTCCCCGGAAAGATGCCTCGACACCCTTGGTGGACGTGTTCTTGATCGTGACCTCACGGCCAGCGGTGTTGAACACCGAGACGTGGAGCTGCTCCTTCGGGATCGACATGAGCAGCTTCGCGATCAGCGGCTTGGCCGCCTCGAGAGCCCCCTGCATCGACGCAGAGATGTCGATGATGACGTAGAGCCGCAGACCACGGATGACCTCCTCGACAGCCTTCTGAGCCGCCTTGTCGGCGCCCGTCTCCAGCTTCTCCTTGAGCTCCTTCGAGCGGACGTTGCGGGCGATGTTGGCCGCACGCATGTCCTCTGCACGAGAGATTGCTCCCTCGAGGCGCTCACGGATGTCCTGGACCTTGAGCAGACCGAGCTCCTCGATGGTCGGGGTCAGGATGATGAGATCCTTGTCCGACATCGATCCCGCCTCGATGGCCGCAGCCATGATGGCACGAGTCACTCCCGGCTTCGACGGAAGCAGACCAACGATCCGCTTCCAGTTCGGCTTGGTCTTCTCGATCAGCTCGCAGATCTCCTGCTCGCTCATGCCCTCCCACGACTCGGCGGCCTTGACCGCCTTGCCGATGGCCATCTCACGACGACCGTCATCGGACTGCTTCTGCTTCCAGCGAAGGATCTCGAAGAACTTGTCCGAAGTCGGCTTGTAGCCGATGCGACGAGCCAGGGCCATGACCGTGGTACGGAAACCCGCCTTGACGAGACCCTCGAGCATCTTCGGGTTCTCCTCGCGGTACCGCAGCCACTTCTCGACCGCCTTGGGCCAACGACCGAGGAACGGACGCTTGGCCGACTTGCCGAACCCGAGGTCCCGGTTGATCTTCGCGATCTCCGGCAGCATCAGCACGTCGTAGATCCGAAGCAGAAGCTTCGGGTTGAGATCGCGCCCCTTCTGCTGGATGAGGCACATGGCCTCACCCACCTCACGGTAGTCGTCATCGTCGAACAGGTGCTCACCGCCGTCCATGACCGGGTCGCCCTTGCGGGACTGCACGAGCATGAATGCTGCGAGCACGACCTTGAGGTCACGGTGCTCCTGCTTGAAGGCGTACGAAGCCCACCGAGCTGCGAACTCGTTGTCGAGCTCCCAGACCGTTGCGACCTGCTTGTAGAACCAGACCGCCACCTCGGTGAACAGGCCACTCTTCCGGTAGAGCCCGACATCGGTGCGTCCGTTCTTGACGCGACCGTCGCCGTTCATCGTACCGATGACCGTGCGCACGCTCTTCCGCCCCTGCTTGGTCAGGCGCATGACGGTCTTGGTGCCGTCCTCCTCGACCTTGTGGGTGACCGGCTCCCACCGTACACCAGTGACGGTGCGACGGTCGGGCACGACCACGCCAGGGCGGTTGTGAACCATGTGGTCCTGGTGGGCCAGAAGAGACTGGATGATGGTCTCTGCGGGTCCGAGTGTTTCCTTGTTCTCCATGGTTGGCTTTCTCGTTTCGTGAAAAGTAGAGCACTCGGGCTCAGCCGTTGTACTCCACGAGGGTTGGTTGCGTTCGTGAAAAGTCAGAGAGAGGCGGTAAAAGGCGCTGAGGGGCCGTTTAGCGGCGTGGGGGAGTTGATCCCCGGGCACGAAAAAGCCCGTCAGCCATGAGGCTCGACGGGCCGAAGACCGTACGTCGAGCTGAAGGTTAGCCGGCGTCGGCTCCTTCGATGGAATTGGAAAGGCTGGTGGAGAGGGTCTCCCTGTGGGGGAGCCTCACGGCGCGAAGCACTTTCTCCACAGCCGCTCGGTCTGGCGCGTCCAAAGCATCGTTCCCAAACTCCCAGTGGTGGGTCGGGCACAGAGCCACCAAATTAGCAACGGCATTAATCTCCGAGATCAATGCCTCGTCAGGGAAGTCCGCCACGTCTCTGACGTGGCACACTTGGACGTGTTTGTGATATTGGCAGACGGCACACTTTTGCGGGCGTCCGTTTTTCCGGTACGCTTCGCGGGCAAGCTGTCGGATGGTGCTATTAGCTGACTGCCAATTTTTGGAGCGCGCGTATAGCTCTCCTTTGGTTCGACGCGGAGTTTTGGCTCGCCGTGAAGCGAGCCCCGGCAAACATCGGTCGCAAATTTTCCGGTCGTAGCGTCCTTTTTTCCGATTTTTGCGCCGGGGTTTTTCATGCTCGCTTTTGCATTCGGTGCAGATGAATGTCGCATCGTTGGAGCCGTGTCGAGAGACCCCACGGTTGTTGAAGGCCGCTGCACAGCTTCGGTCACAAAATTTCTTCCGACGAACCTCAGCTACCTTTTTTCCCTCGGGCACTGGAATGACCGAGGCGCAGTGGCGGCAATGTTGAGGGTTGGCGTAGTACCGAGTCAGAGCTTTTTCGCGGCTCTTCTTGGCTGAAGCACGACCTCCTGCTTGTTGGGCTTTTAACGTCGGCACCTGTTTATGTTAGTGGGTGTGGGGGTCGAAAACAAGTACCGGGGATGGGATTTGAACCCATGAAATCTCCGGCTTATGAGGCCGGCGCCTTACCTGACTTGGCTACCCCGGTGTGGTAGCGGGAGCGAGATTTGAACTCGCGACCTTCGGGTTATGAGCCCGACGAGCTACCTGACTGCTCCATCCCGCATCATGTGTTTGGAAGTTTCTTGGTGGTGGACGTAGATGGATTTGAACCATCGACCTTTCGCTTATCAGGCGAACGCTACTAACCAGGCTGAGCTATACGTCCAGGATGAGTTGTTGGTCGGCCCGGGAGGGATTGAACCTCCGACCTCCGCTTTATCAGAGCGGCGTCCTAACCAACTAGACCACGGGCCGAGCTAATAATGTCGCTAATGTCGCTTTCGATCTCCATGGTCTCTCTCCTTCCTGTTATTGCTTGGTAGTCCCGGTCAGAATCGAACTGACGACTTTCTCCGAGTCAAGAAGACGCTCTACCACTGAGCTACGGAACTATGGGACTTGTGTGGTAGTCCGGGTCGGTATCGAACCGACGACCCTCTCGGTGTAAACGAGACGCTCTCCCACTGAGCTACCGGACTAAGATGGCGGGGCGTACGGGATTTGAACCCGTGACCTCCTACGTGACAGGCAGGCGTCCTAAACCTGACTAGACCAACGCCCCATGCTGGCGGAGCAGACGGGACTTGAACCCGCGACCTTTCGGCTGACAACCGAGTGCGCTACCAACTGCGCCACTGCTCCGTACAGATCTCGATCATCGCTATCGTCGCTATCCATGGTTGTCCTCCTTTCGGTGTTGGTCTGCCGACCCCGGGACTCGAACCCGGCCCTCCCCGTTACCATCGGGGGCTCCCCTGGGAGCTCATCGGCATGTGTTGGTGTTCGTATGGTTTGGGAAAGATGGACTGTTGGACCCACGAGCCGCCCGTAGCCTGATTATCTGCGCCCGTGAGTGGGTCGCTTTTGCCTCGTCTCTACGAGGCGCGGGGATGTGAGCGATTGGAGCTGGTGGGCGGAGTTGAACCGCCGACCCCGATCTTACCAAGATCGTGCTCTACCACCTGAGCTACACCAGCTTATATGGTTTCAGTACTTCAATCCTTTGCGGTACCGTGCGTTTTTCTTTTTCTGACGTGTGCGTCCTCGTCCTCGGTTACGGCCTTTCGCAAAAGGGCTTAGTGCGTGGCAGTTTGGGCAGATGAGTCGGACGTTTTCTTCAGCATTGTTGTCAGAGTTCCCGTCGATGTGGTCCATTTCCAGAGGAATCGGTTTTTTGAGCCAGTGAGTCCTTCCACAACCTTCGCAGCGATGAGAGCGTGTCCGCAAAAGGTATCGCCTCCGGGTTTGGTCTGAAGTAATCTCCGTCCATGCCTTACGTCCTAAATGTTCTCCTTGTTCGATGCAGGCATCGCAGTAAGTGTTGAAATGACCTACCGCGTATGCTCGCGTGGGTTCCCCACAGTTTTTGCAAGGTGGAGGGGCTTGGCCGGTGCCAACTCGGTTTCGAGTCTTCTTGGCCGCACAGGAGTGGTCGCAGTATTTGGCTTGCCGTTTTTCGTAAGGGAGTTCTTTCTGGCAGTACGCACACAGTTTGGGGTTTTGCTTGTAAGCGGCCTTCGCTGCTAAAGATCGTTTGGTGCTGCTATGCACGGAGTTAAAATAGCACGTCGCTTTGACTCGTGCCGTGGAGCCGCCGGGGGGACTCGAACCCCCTGCCTCTTGATTACGAATCAAGTGCACTGCCAGTTGTGCTTCAGCGGCATGGTAAAGGCTATCCAGGCATGTCTTTCCTTGAGTGAAGAGTTTGGAGCTGACGATAGGAGTCGAACCTACAACCCCCTGATTACAAATCAGGTGCTCTGCCAATTGAGCTACGCCAGCTTGAGTGGCCAGCGTGGCCAGCGTGGCCAGGTCCGCGTTGAGCTCCCCTTCCGGGGTCCCCGGCGGGTGTTCTTCACTCTGTTAGAGGTCGGTCTACACGCCGGGAAATGCTCAACACGAGGTCGTATCGCCCATAATGGGGCGTACGACGGCCACGACGACCATGGCGGTCGTTGTCGTGGTGAGTTCTGTCGTGGAGCGTTTCATGGCGTGAGTTCCGAGTCGCCGGCCTGCCAAGGGAGGCGACAGAGTGGGTCTACTTTCCCTCTGACGAGAAGTCAAGAGGACCCTTCAACTTTTTTGGCGTCGTCGCGCACGTCTTGTTGACACGAGGTGATAGCGACCCTATCCTCTTCATGAATGGCCGACAAGAACATCAAGACCGGCATCGTCGAACTCGACGAGCTTCTCTCCGGAGAGGGTCGGTTGGACCTGTCTGTCTTCTCGGCCGGACCGGGCAAAACCACCTTGCGCGAGCAGATGATCAAAAAAGCTCTCGAGGGAGGTGCGGTCTACGTGGATTTCGACTTCGAGATGAAGCCGAAGTTTGACGAAGAAGCTCTCGGCGTTCCGCCGGACAAGCCCATCATGCCCTAGCCCGGCTCGAGCGCGTGGTGCTCTCGGGTTCGGGCTAGGGCGGAAAGCCCAGGCATGTCCCAACGAGCACTTCGTCGTCATCACCGCGATCGTATGATCGCCCGAGCCCGCCACGTCACCCGACGCTGGCACAACTCCTACGAGCAAGACTGGAACGATCCTCTTACTCGTCCCGACCACACCAAAGCGGACGAGCAAGCGACTCGGATCCACGACCACCTCAAGGTCTGCTCCTGTTCCGGATGCGGCAACCCTCGACGTGGGGGTTGGGATGAGCCGCGTACTCGACAGGAGCTTCGAGCCGAGCTCGACCTTCAAGACCAGCTCGAAGAAATCTGAATCACAGGGTTGACTTCTTCGTCAACGGCCCCTAGAACGAGACGCATCATGTTCTGCATGAAACGCAAGTCCAAGCTTTAGCCCGTGGGGATGGTTCACTCCGTCCTTCACGGGCGTCGTAGTGATACATCCTCGGGCCGGTAGCTCAGTCTGCGTAGAGCGAGGGACTCTTACCCCCTAGGCGTGAGTTCGAATCTCACCCGGCTCTCTTCAACGAGGATCGCAAACATGGTCGTGTAAAACAGACGGCCAGCGACTCCTCGGGCAGAGAAGGTGATCGCCAACGGGCAGCGTTGGAACGATGTCTCCTGCCAACCTGGGCCGAACGCACAGTCTGGTTGGTGCAGCGGACTTTTAATCCGCCGGACGAAAGTCCCTCGTGGGTTCAAATCCCACTCGGCTCTCTGAGAAACACAGCGCGTGGGCATCTCCTGCTAGCGGGGGTTCCGGTTCGACTCCGGATGGGCTGTAGAGGATCGTACCCTCATGTGTTTCTCTCCTGGGCCCATAGCTCAACCTGGTAGAGCAGCAGACTCTTAATCTGACGGTTGAAGGTTCAATTCCTTCTGGGCTCACTACCTCTCGGTAAAATAGACACATGGCACGATCACGACCACTACAGGAAGCCCACCAGATCGCAGAGGCATACTCCCGCGAGCTGGATCGTCGTGCCCGCGAATCGAAGACGATGGACAGCCGCTTCAACTACGCGGTGCAAGTTCTTCACGAAGAGGGCACCTCGTTCTTCTACCGGAACGCTTTCACGGTGCGGTGGGGGATCTGGCACATCGTCATCCCCGAACACCACGACATCGCCGTCTACGCGAACGACGAAGTACAGGTCTTCATGTTCAAGATGGCCCCGGACGAAGTCGAGGAGATCGCGGACGTGTCCCAGCTCGGTATCGACGAAGCCACGCTCGAGTGGGGTCCGGACCCCTACGGCACGCTGAAACGCAAGGCCGAGGAGGACGCCGCACTCGAAGCGGAAGACCCCTCGGCCGACCCCAACCTTTAGGGCGGGTATAGCGTAGCTGGCCGAACGCACCGGACTTTTAATCCGGCGAAGAGAAATCCCCATCGTGGGTTCGAATCCCACCCCGCTCTCCACTTTGAATTGCGATCGTGGTATAAAAGCCTCGATGCAACGGAAAAAGTGCGGCACATGCAAACGGAGTCGCATGGTGAAGTTTTTCAACGCCAAGGCCGCAAGCCCTGACGGCCTCCAAAGCACGTGCCGCGATTGCAACCGTCGAAACGCCAAAGCGTACTACGAACGAAATCGAGACTCACACAAAAAGAAAATGGTCGCCTACGCAGCGAAATACAAAAGCCGCGTCGCCCGGCAAGTGTGGGACTACCTTCTGGAACACCCCTGTGTGGACTGCGGAGAAACCGACCCGGTGGTCTTGGACTTCGACCACGTTCGTGGCACAAAATTCAGACCCATCAGCAGTATGCTCGCCAACAAAATGTCCTGGAAACGCATTCAGGACGAAATCACCAAGTGTGAAGTACGGTGTGCTAACTGCCATCGCCGGAAGACCGCCAAGGATTTCAACTGGCACGCCAGTTTCCGCGACTGATTCGCCCGAGTAGGCTCTCATTTTCTTTCCTATAGCCCTCCTTTTCCAGGACGATGGCAGCGTTAGCACTAGATGGGGGAGGCGTCCGAGGTCTCATCACAGCCGCGTGGCTGGAGTATCTCGACGAGCACACCGACAAACCCCTGCTCGACTACTTCGACGTGGTTGCCGGCACCAGCGCCGGGAGCATCAACGCGATGGGCCTCGCGTTAGGACTCTCTGGCCGCGATGTTCGCGAGCTCTTCCAAGTGAACGCACCAGAGATCTTCCCATGGTGTCTTCCCCGGTGGGCCGACAAGGCTGCCCGGATCCCGAGTCAGGGTCTCTCCTCGCCCAAGTACGGCTCAGAACGTCTCGTCGATGCGATGCGCAACGTGTTTGGTGAGCGCCTCTTCGGTGACGCAAAGATCCGCTGCCTGGTGACCACGTACTCGATGACTGAATCTCGAGCACTGATCCTCGACAGCGCGAACCCGGACCATGCCGATCTCCCGATGTGGAAGGTCGTCGCAGCCTCCTCGGCCGCGCCGGTGTTCTTCCCGGCCATGTGCCTCAAAGTCGGGGGTGTCGATCATGTTGTCGTGGATGGAGGTGTCGCCATCAACGACCCGGCCCTCACGGCCAGCACCGCGCTTCGTGAAATGACGGGCAAGGATTTCACGAATCTGTTCCTGCTGAGCCTCGGTACCGGACACCCTGTTACCAAGGACAAGCTGTACGAGCTCAAGGGTGCGGGTCTGTGGGACTGGGGCATCGGCCTCGTGCACTTCCTTCTGACGGCTCCGAGCGACCACACGGACTACGTGTGCCGCCGCCTTCACGGTGACAACTACCACCGTGTGCAGGTCCGAGTCCCCTACGATGAGTTCGACATCGACGACGCTTCGAAGAAGAACCTCGAACGTCTCCTCCACACGGCAGCTTCGGCGTTCAGCGAGCTCGATCCGATCGTCGAAGCGCTGGAGTCCCTTTAGCCGCCTTCCGGGCATGACCGGCTTCCTCTATCCTTGTTTTTTGACGGAAGAGAAAATAGGTTGCGAGCAGCAAAAGGAGGGCATGGGACGCCCTCGAAAACAACTACCCGATGAGGAGATTGTAGCTCTTTACCAGGAAGGCCACTCCGAATCGTCTTTGGCACAACGATTCAGAACAAGTCGAAGCTCCATACATCGCCGTCTCGTTTCTGCGGGAGTCGACCCTCGCAACGCTGTTGAGACCACCGCTCTACGGACTCGGAAAACTTTCCCTGTTACGGAGAGGTTCCTCGAACTCGTGGATGGCCTCCTTCTGGGGGATGCTTGGATTGAGGTATACGGCACTAGCGAAGGGCGTCTAGGGCTGGAGCAGACCTGTCATCACGAAGCATGGATCGAAGCGGTGGCGAAAGAGTTCGCTGGGCTAAACATCTCAACCAATCATAAATGCCGACGTGCCCGGAAAAAATCCGTGGTTTTAAGGACGCACAAATACATGCCTTTTACCGCGCAACGGCATCGGTGGTACCCAAAAGGTGAGAAGCGTGTTCCTGTTGATGTGCATCTCTCTCCTCGCTCTCTTGCTCACTGGTACTGGGGAGACGGGGCTACGGTGAATGATGGGTATGGGATGCTTTTTCACACTGAGGGGTTCAACGAAGAGGATGTCGCACTGCTCCGAGCAAGACTGAAAAAAGTTTACGGATGGGACACAACCCAACGGGAACGGCGCCCAGGCCAATTCACGATTGGCCTGTACCGACAAAAATATCGAGATGAGCTCGTGAAGTTGATCGAACCCTACTGTCCTTCATGTTTCCGATACAAAATCAAAACAAGAACCAGAGCGCCATCGAAAATTTCTGAAGTCGAGGCCGAGTTACGCACACTTAGATCTGAAGGGCTCACTCAGCGACAAATTTCTGAACACTTTCGAATGTCCCCAGGTTGGGGAGGATGGGCCTGCCGAAAACTCGGCATCTGAAAGGATAAACCATGGAAACGTTACTCGTTGAAATCAGGAGTGGGGAGGGCGGCGAAGATGCCAAACTCCTCGTACAAGAGCAATACCGTATTTACAGCCGGTATTGCTCTTTGGAGCGTCTTTGACCACGAACTACTCGAGGATCGCCCCGGCTTTTTGCTGATGCGCGTCACGGGTAGGAACGCCTCCCAAGCGTTCTGCCATGAGTCCGGTGGGCACCGTTTTCAGCGCGTACCACCCAACGAAAAAAGAGGCCGGGTACACACCAGTACGGTGACGGTAGCCATTCTCGAGGAACCTTCAGAACACGAAGTTCGCATTGACCCTCGTGATCTTGAAGAGCAGTTCACTCGAGGATCGGGCAAAGGAGGCCAGCACCGGAACAAGACGGATACGTGCGTGATCCTAAAACACAAACCGTCGGGCATTCAGGTGCGAGTAGACGGTGGCCGCAGCCAGGCAGACAACCGTCTCTCTGCGTTAGGCATTTTGAGAGCTCGCCTAAAAGCCGCAGGGACAACCAAAAAAACCAAAGAGCGGAATGCCAAGCGACGTCGTCAGGTGGGCACCGGAATGAGGGGAGATAAAGTACGCACTATCGCCATGCAGCGCGACACCGTCACCGACCACAACACAGGCAAAACAATGAGGGCCAAACATTACCTGCGAGGAAACCTCAGCGATCTTTGGTAACCTAGAGCACCCCATCAAGACTTTTCACTCTAGATGGGGTGCGCGTTTGCGCGTTCGTATCTTTGAGGTCACACTAGTGTTTCGGAGGTGTGACCGTGAACAAGACAAACCGATGGCTGACCTGGACCTTTGCAGCACTGACGGGAGCGATGGTTTTCCTTGGGGCTGGATTGACGTCCCTGGATGCCGCTAGCAGCCCCAATGAGCGAGCAGCTCAGGAGGCGGGACAATGGATGGATGATCTCGGGTCCGTGCGGTCGAGCGAGCTTGTCTACTCCGAAGATTTCGGACACCCCGTCTGGCGTGTTCGTGGAACTTCCACGACAGTGATCATGGACGGCGAGTACGATCTGGTCGGTCTCGAATTTCACGACTGATCTTCGTCCTCGTCCTCGACAAGTTCACCTTCGACCGGGATGCCGACCACGTCGATGACCTGCGCGAGCTCGGGCGGGATCTGAAGTACACGTCCCTTCGACTCGATGGCCTCGAGCGCCTTGCGCTCCTTGGCCGCCTCCGCGAGCTCGAAGATCTTCTGTGCGAGTTGGCCGAGATCGATCTGCGTGACCGTAGCGACCTGTTCCTTGAGCGCTTTGTTCTCCTGTTCGAGCTGCGTGATCCGAGCTTCCATCGCCGCAGCCAAAGCGTACTGCTGCTTTTCGACACGATGAACGTGCTCGTTCGTGTTGCGGATCTCCACCTTGTTCCTGCGGGCTCGTTCCATGTACTCCGCAGTCAAAGTTTTGCCAGGGCCGGGACACGAAAGCTCGATGTTCGAGTTGATTCGTTTGCCGGCGTTGTCTTGGTAGCGCCACAACCGTTCAGGAGTTCCAACTGGAGCTTGCGGGTCTCCACGTCGAAGCTCGGTCACAAAACAGATCAAACAAGTTCTGGGACCAACGGCCCCATAGTGGCTCGACGGCATGTTGAAAGAGTCTGTTCCTCCCCATTTATGTTCTCGGAACTCGAGCACTTCGTCGTCCTCGGACACGAGCTCGATGGGAGGCACCCTCCCGGGAAGGGTTTTAGGGCGGTCGGCCACCCTACATGTTACCGAACAAGCACTTCTTGAGACGAAGCCAGAACCGCCTCCAGCGACCTCTTCGACGACGCCGACGAATTTCCCTCTCTGTCATCGGGCGCACCAAGATGGCGTTCTTCATCGTCCCAAGCACCTCGTGATAGCCGGGCTCCGTCGTAACTTCCACCCAGATCACGTCGCCGTGCTGGAAGAACGCGCTGTCCAACACGGGATACCAGAACCTCTGTCGAACGAGCTTCACGACAATGCTCCTCGTAGATCCCTGAACGCCTCGTCCCAAGCGTTCGGGTTCTCCCCTGTCGTTTTCACACCGTAGCTATTTTCGCCAGTCGGCTTGATCTCGAACCCGTGTCGCATACCTAGAGCGAGCTCGACTCTAGGGTCCGTCGTGTAAAACGGAAGCCACCCCACCGGTTGATGCTCGTCGGCCTTTTGCCGGAACTCTTCGAAGGACGCCCACGGCAGCTCGTAGTCCCGGTCCTGGAAAATGTAGTCCTCACCGGTCTCGGGGTCCCGAAGCAACAGTCCTGTCGTCTGGATCGCCTCAGCATCCCGCTCGAGGCCGGCGTAGATGTCCTCGAACCCGTAGGTGCCGATGTCGTGCCCAGCACAGGAAGGGCCCGTAGGGATTCCATGCTGATGCAACCATGAAACGAGCGGTCTCAACGCCGGATCGACCGTCCGAAGGAAGTTCGGATCCGTCGGCAGCCCACGCTCCACTGGAGCCTCTCCAGTGGCGGCTGCGTAGTACCAGGGCTCCTTGCGTTTTTCGTGGGGTAGGAGCCACGCGAATCTATCCCACATTTCGTGGGGCACGAAATCCGGACTGGCGGTGACTCCTCGCATCGTCACCACAGGTTAGCCCATAGACCAGCTATCGCTTACAACAGGTCGAAGATGCCACCTTCGGGCTCCGAAGCATCTTCGGCTACCTCACCGTCACGGACCCAGTGGGCCTTGCGTTTCTGGAAGTAGTCGAACGCCTTCTGCTCCACGTCGAACCCGAGGAAGTTCCGGCCGAGGTTGAACGCCGCCTCGCCGCAGGAGCCGCTGCCGGCGAAGGGGTCAAGCACAAGCTCTCCTTCTTCACTCGACTGCTGAATCAGGAGCTCGAGGAGCTCGACCGGCTTCTCCGTGGGATAGGCGTTCTTGCGCTTGATCCAAGGAACCTGAAGCACACCACCGGACTCGTCATCGTCGATCGGGGTGGGCTGCACGTTGCGGACGCTCCGGTTCTTCGGAGCCTTCCTCTTCCCCTTGCGCCCCACCAGGATCATCTCCCACTGACTCCGGAACGGGTAGCCCATCCCTGGAGTGCCCGGCGTGTTCGTGTGTGTCAAGACATGCCCGCAGTTCTCGCAGGGGATCTCGACACGCTTGCCGACCTTCCACCAGATGAGCGACTTGCGGACCTCGTAGCCTGCCTTGCGCATCAAGGGTTTGATGGCTTCAGCCGTCTCTTCGTCGCACATCACGTAGATGTCTGAGCCACGTTTCATGACGCGGTAGCACTCTTCGAAGAAAGGCTCGAAGTACTCGTTCTGGAGCGTCGGGAACCAGGCGTTGCTCGACTGCTTCGAGTTCTTGAGGCGCGTCGTCGTCCCCATGTTGCGCCACTTCTCGAGGGACGCATACGCAGGATCGGTCACAACGAGATCGACGGATTTGTCCTCGAGCTCGGCGAGACCCTTGAGCGCGTCGATCAGCTTGATCTCGTGGCTCACTTGTCGTCGAGCTCCTCGAGGTACTCTTCGACAAGGACCTCGAGCTTGTCGCACTGGTCTTCAGTGAAGCGTCCGATGTGGGCCTCATCCTCGGACATCTCCATGGCCTCCTGCATCCACCCGTAGGCTTCAGAGCGACTCATGTGCTTGTCCTTCCAAAGCTGGTCGAACGCATCGTGAGCACGCATCCGAGCTTTCTTGGTCTTCTTGTCCGCCGGGATACCGAGCGGTTTCCCAGACTTCTTGTGGGCACCGTGCGTGGCCTTGCACTTCGGGTAGTTCGAGCAGCCGTAGAAGAGGCCGTACTTGCTATCCCGCAACACCATCGTGCTTCCGCATTCAGGGCACGGATGGTCGAGCACGGTCCCCAGAGGAAGTACATCATTCATTGAATCGCCCTATCTCTGAGAGGACACGCTTGGAAGTCAGCAGCGTACTTCTCATTGGTCATCACGCCTTCGATCGCTTCCGGCTCCCAGCCAGCCCGATTGCCCATCGGTGAGAAGCCAGCACCACAGAGACTGTCGATCTCGGGATCGAACCATGCACACCCCGGGCATTTTTCGCAGGGGAAAGTTCGCTCGCCACCGAGGACGTGCATGATGTTGCGCCGCTTCTTCTTTTGCTCCTCAGTCTCCTGCGTACTGTTCGCGTCCACATCACACCCGTAAGACCGCATCTGGGCTTCGAGCGCCAGCGCCTGCTCGTGCGTGCACAGACACTTCAGCAAAGACTCGGGCCTTCCGTCGTAGACCATGTGCGGGTTACCCTGCACGGCGATACGGAAGGGCTCTCCCCCAGAGACACGAAACGTCCAGAGCTGTTTCATCGCAGAACCTTGAGCTCCCCAGGTTTTTCACCTTGTACGACGACACCGCTGGCACTCTGACGCCATGTGTGGAGCAGGATCTGATCCCTGGGCGTCAGTTCGGAGTCGAAACCCAAGAACATGACGTAGAAGCCCTTACCGTGGACCCCGTTATCGCCTCCTGTGACCGTCACACGGCCTCCACCGGGGCACAACAAGGTGCGGCCCCCCATGGAGGCACCAGACGGCCTGATGGCTGTGAGAGCCGCCTGGACGCTCTTTTCGGTCTTGCTTTCAGGCGTCACCACGACAACCCAGTCCTTCGTCTTCTGGACATGCTCCAGGGCTGCTTGGAGTACCGGGATGTGGTTGGACACGAGCGTCACCATCGACCGTTATACCCTATCGTAGATTTTCACGTATCGTACAGAACCGCGCGCCAGCCGACGCGCCGCTCGCTGATCGTATTGATGGTGGCCACGGCCAGGTGGTACTGGGTGTAGCGACTGGCCTCTCCCTGGAGTTTTCGCTTCAGTTTGGCCGTCAGAGACATAGCCGCCGTGTCGATGAAATTGAAGTTAGGGTTGCGCTCGGACTGGCCTCCATCGATCTGCATGGCCCACTCTTCGTCACAGACAACGTTAGCCTTCTCGAGATCCCTGGAGTTGCCCATGCGAAGCGCGCTGTACCCCTCTCGAGTCAGCGCAGTGAGGATCATGTTGGCGATTACCGGAACGGCTGAACGCCGCCCTTGCGTGCTCGTCAACGCTTTGTGGGCAAGCTCCTGTTTCTCCGCAAAAGGCATCCGAGCCAACTCAGCACCCGTGGGTGCCTTGACCTCCCGAATTGCAGCCCGCTGTCCCGGGGTGTACCCGGGCACCGCCACACCGCGCTCGGTCTCTTGACGAACAAGGCCCGTCACCGGAGCTCCGCTATCGGCCACGGCGCCCAGCATCTTCTCGACCTTCTTCTGTCGTTCGACTTGAGCCTCACCGAGCTCGAGGGCGACCTCTTCACTTGCGGTGCGCAACATGGCTCCGAGTGCTACGGGGTTGCGCGCCATCGACTTCACCGGAACAGCCGGAGTGCCTCCCTCGGGCATCGCTCCCGTCCGAAGCTCAGGGATGTCACCGTCGAACTGAAGGAGCTCGACAATCATCCCCATCAGGAGAGGATGGAGCATCTTGTAGTCGGGGCGGTCTTCGAAGGGCTGAAAAATGAGGTCCTCGTCTGAGAACCCCCATCGATCGAGCATCTTCTCGCGGTCGGGAAAGTGAGCCAGGTCCGTCGAGCCGGGCTTGATCTGGAACGCCTCGAACATTGCCTTCTCGGCGCTGTCCTGGAAATCCTTGTTCTGAGCCGCGACACGCCAAATCTCCTTCACGGCTTCCTTGGGGTCCCGCGTTCCTGCCCGAGCCGAGGCCACCAAGTCTTCGAGTTGCGGGTTCTTGGCGAGGAACTCAACGCCGAACCGTTCGACAGCCTCGAGGAACTTCTGATCGTCGTCGCTCATTTTTTCTTCTTGCCCTTGATGGTGACTTGGGCGCCCGGCTTCACCACAGGAGCCGTTGGGATCTCCCATGGGTTCTGAGACTTGGCGGGGCCACGAGGCTGCACACCCTGGTCCGGCCCACTGCCACCGCCAATCATAACCCCACCTTGAGGCATGGGGGTGTTCATCGGCCGCTGAGGAGGTGGAAGCCGAGGGTCTCGAGGCGGGGGCGGCTGTTTGGGAGGTGTCTTCGGAGTAGCCGGTGCCGTTCCACTCGGAGGACTTCCGCCACCACCCTCGTCATCGTCATCGTCATCGTCTTCTTCGGCCTGACGAAGCTGGTCTTCGTACCAGGCTCGCACAGTATCGACGTGCTTGCACTTGCTGGTGTACCGGAAGCCGTCGCAGTCACAGCCCCACTTACCGTTCTTGTCGAGGGTGACGTGGTAGTTGCGAGTGCCATCCGAGCTCGGGAACTGCGTCTCGTACTCGTAGGGACTCTCCTCTTCCGGCTCAGGCTCCGGTGCAGGAGGATCTTGTTGCTGGAAGTGGGCCGGCGCGTCTTCACCTTCAGGACGGGGAAGGTTCGGTTCTTCCTTGCCTCGGGCCTTGGCCAGCTTCTTGACGGCCTCGTCGAACTGATCGGTGGTGTCGGGAGCTGCGACCTTGTCGATGCCGTCCGTCGGTTGGTCGGGGATGCTCCAGTCCTGACGTTGTCGAGCGATCTCCAGGCGCATCATCTTATGGCCGATGTCCTCGAAGGCTTGCTCGGCGATGTGCCTGTGATACTCACTTGTGAGATCAGAAAACTCGGGGTCGTTGAGCAAGTAATCCACCTGCTCCGCCATGCGAGTGTGCCAAGGACTCACGGAACCCTTGGCACGAACACAGTCTGCGTTCTTGCAGATACGGCAGAAGGTCTTCTCGAAAACGTGAGCGTCCGGGCGGAACCACTCTTTGCCGGGCTCGTTACACCCGGCAAAGAGATCCCGCTTTTCGCGGGGCGCCATCCCAATGACTCGGTCCTCGGGACTGAGCTTGAGCCGTTTGGGTTTCTTGGGCATCAGTCTTCCGCAAGGGCATCGAGAAGATCATCCGCAAGGCCAGGAGCTTCCTTGACCTCTTCCTCCTCGGGATCCTCTTCCAAGCCCAAATCGGCGGTGGCCGCGTCGAGATCTTCGGCGATGTACTCGTCCGGGTTCTCGAGTGCGTCCGTCAGCGGCTTGACCGTGGGCTCCGTGCTCGGAGGAGTATCCGGCTCGGAGTCCAGGATGCCGCTCTCGATCGCCTTCTCGGCAAGCTCCTGCTTCGACACCGGCTCGTGACGAGCAGGCTCAGTGGGAGTGGGATCGACAGGAGTCTCTTGTTCGGCAAGAGGTTCGGGCGCGAGCTTGCCCGTCTTCATGTCGTCCCATCGCATTTGACGCTTGACCGGGAGCCATGGCTCCGTCTCGATGACATGCGGTCGTCCCGGTCGAGGGTTCTGCTTGAGAGCCAGCTTGCAGTCCAGACAACGCGGGCCCATCACCATGAGCCCGCAGTTTTCCTGCCAGACCTTGAGGTGCTGGTGCTGGTTCTGATCGATGGCCCCCTGCTTCCACAGGTTGTCGATGTCGTCAGGCGTCGAGCCGTACATCTGCGGCGGCGGAAAAGTCTTCTTGTGGGTGCACTCGAGAGTGATCTCTCGGCCTTGATAGTTGACGGTCAGTGGTTTCAGCATTTGGTCAGATCCCGTGGTAGCTGGCTGCGGTTTCGAACTCGATGGGGTTGACCCGGATGGTTGCCCCCTCCCACAGAACCGACTCGCCCGTGGGTCCGATAACGTGCAGAGGATGAGACCCCCTGCCCTGACACTGTACGATCACTCGGGCCAGTTTTTCCGCCACACCCACACCAAGTTCACGAAGGCGGTACTGGAAGGTCTCTCCCTTCTCCAGGGTAGCCACAGACAGCCGTTGTGGGAGGGCCTCGGGTGCGGAGGGGGCCTCGGGTGCCGACGAGCCCAAAGACGCTGAGGGAGCTTCCTGTGGCTTCTCCGAGGCCGTCTCCTGCGGTTGAGGCGCAGTCGCCGCTTCGAGCAGCGGTGTTTCGGGCTCAGAAGGCTTATCTGTAAGCGGAAGAGGCTGCCAGTCCGGACCGAAGAACTTTTTACCTTCTTCTTCGGTCAGGTTTTCAACAACAGGCGCATACCCGTAGACCGGCCCGAAGATTTTCACGTATTCGGCAGGCCACTGCTTGGCCTTGAGCTTGCCTGTCTCCTTGTCCCGGAACAGGCGTCCCTTCTCGTCAGTCTGGAACCCGTCAGGACGTACGCGCTTGTACTTGAAGTCCTTGAGGTCGTAGGGGACCGTCCAGTCAGGACCAATCTCGCAGTCCGTGGTCAACGGCACACGCCACTTGAGGTTCAGTAGGGTCTTGTTCCGAGTCATGATCTGCTGGAACAACTCGAGAGCTTCAGCCGCGACGCTCTTGTGCACCTCAAAAACAAGCTCGTCGTGAATCGTGATGATCATGCGAACCTTGTCGAACCACTCACGCTTTTTCACCTCACGGTAGATGAGCGCCATCGCCAGCTTGGTGATGTCGGCACTCAACCCTTGGATTGGTCCGTTAGTCGCGTTGCGCTCAGCCTTCGCCTTGAACTTCCGGTTGAACTCCATGAAGCGACGCACGTCCGCATCGGTCGGAGGCTTCGCGTCCTTCCCCGCTGCCTTCTTTGCCTCGTACTTCTCCTTGAGGCTTCGAGCCACATCACGCTGGCTCGTCGGCAATCGAATATCCGGCAACGGGTAGTGGCGACCAAAGGCCGTCGCCACGTAGCCGTGCTTGCGACCGAAGCTTTTGGTCTGGTCCCACCACGCCTTCAGCGTCCCGTAGGTCTCGTTGAAAGTCCGGTGGTGCCGTGCGGCTTCTTGGTCGGAACAGCCCTCGATGGCACGCATGATGGCGCTCGGGCCACCGCCATAAGCCATCGCAAAGTTGGCCGACTTCGCACCCTGGCGCAGGCCCTTGCCCTCCTTCGTTGCCATGCGTTCCTCACCGTAGAAGGTGATGGCCGTGAGCGTGTGGAGGTCACCGATACGGTCGTCACCGCATTTGGGACAATAGGCTGGAGGTGCTTCCGGGGTATAGGTGCCGTCGCCACTATCGAACTCGTGGCCACAGGTGCTGCACCGGAAATACTCAGCCAGCCACTTAGGCTCACCCGACAAGATGGTAGCGATGCGGAGCTCAACACCACCAAAGTCACAATTGTGAGCCAGAATCCCGCTCACTTGCAGCCGGTGACCGTCTGGAACGGATACGTCATAGACTTCCACAGTGCCACTGTTCGTGACCTGTTTAACGGTGTCGAACAGAAGTGGGCCGTCCAGAAGAATCTCCATCCAATCGTCGTCTAGGTCTTCTGGACACGAGAGGGCGGCTTGCAAAAGCGCACGGCTGACACGACCTTTCCGACGCCCATTGGAATGAACCCGATTGGTTTCAGCGTGACGCTGCCGCACAACAGCTTTTTTGGCCAAACCCAACGGGATGAATTCAGTCATATCCCGGTTGCGTCCTGCACGAAGCAAAAGATCGAGTTCCAGGGTTTTCCGGGGGCTTGCCATGCCGATCCGATCTCGGAACCGTTCCAGGTTTCGAATCCCTGTGATCGACATCTCCCACCCTTCGGCGCGGCCAAAATTTGTTTCCCGCTCTACCCAAACCCTTTTGGCCTGAACCCCATGCTGAAGCAGGAGAAGCTGAACTTGCTGTGCCATCCTGCTGGAAGAAATCCAGATACGGACCCCATCCCCTCCTCGGTTGCTAACACTTCCGTCAGCATCGAAAAGCCCACGCAAAAAGGCAGCCGTCACCTCTGGCCCACCTTGAAGAACACACTCAGGCACACTCAGATCGTGTACATCCGTGGCCGCTTTACCCGTAAGAGTATTGAGCCATCGACAAAGTGGTCGAGAGTTGATCGACACATCTCCGTTTGCGCGATGTGTGAACTCCCGATCGAAAAGAGACTTAGCAGCTCGGTTCACATGGGGAAGCACCGCATCAATGTCACTACCCAAAGCAAGATTTACCGCAACCATCTCACCTTTATCGTGGGAGATCGAACCGTCTCCCAAGAACCGCCCGAGAAACTCTGCCAAGTCTTCAGACATGTGCCGAGGCACGCGAAGGGGGTACTTTTCCTCCTGGGCGCGGGCTCGAGCATTCTTCGACCAAGGAACATCGGGAAGTTGCGAACTAACCCCTTTTGCTGTTCCTGTGGCTTGACACACCCAGTCGCCGGGGACCAGGTCCCCGGCTTCTTTCCACTCAAAGCCACCATCCCCGGCCACAAGGATCCGGTGGTCTCGAGTCACGCGAAGATGGAACCCTTTGTTTGTCCGTACTGTAACTGTGGGCTTGGTTCCGGTGTAGCCGGACCATTTCACCTGTTTGTACCCGCTCTCGGTGAGAACTTGGTCAGTATCCGTCACGTCTTCGACTGGAATAAGACCACGAGCAGTCGAAACCAAACTACCCTTGGCAAAACAAGCGGCCATGATCCAGTCGGGGTCACGCACCATGATGGCCTCACGGATGCGGAGCAGACACTGGGGGCGCTTCTTCTGGTACGTGGCCGGCGTCCCGTGCATCGGATACTTCGTGCCGCCATCGATCTCGGGTCGCTTGGAGGAAGGCGTCGTGAAGCGACCCGTATCCGTGCCGAGCTGGTTGTAGTTGACACGCAGGGTTCCGTCAGGGCCCACGTCACGGTGCAGCGAAATCAAGTACGTGCCAAGAGCCTTTTGAAGCTCACCCAGGCGCTTGATCTTCGGAAGGAACGGGTAGCGGTGTCCGTACTTGTCGTTGAGCCGGTCGATCTCCGACTGCGTCGTCATGATCTGCTCGGACTTCTCGGTGCGGCGCAGGTCGGGGATCTTGAGCTCTTCGAACAGGTAGCCAAGCTGCTCGCGGCTGAGGATGTCGTACTTCTCGGCGTGCCCGCTGGCGGTCTTGACGTAGTGACCGTCGGTGTCGAGATCGTCCATCTTCTTGCGCAGAGCTTCGCCACGCAGGTCTTCGATCTGTTTGTTGATCGGGAAGGTGGCGTCGTCGGGGATGAAATTGTCCCGAAGGAGACGCACCCATCCGGGCTCGATGTTGCGGCCGAGGGTCTTGTTGCAAAAGTCGTAGACCTCGGTGATGCACTCGAAGTACTCGATCTGCCCGATCTGGATCAGCTCGTTGACCTTCTTCGGATCGATCCAGACACGGCAACGCTCCATCCACCGAGTCGCCGGCAGGCACATCTTTTCCAGACGGTAGACGACTTCCTGCCCTCGAGCTCGGTTGCCCTCCGGCATCACCACCTGCGGCTGTAGGACTTTGAAGAGCTGGTAGGTGCAGATGGCATCGGAGCAGGCGTACCAGATACACGGGTCCCAGGACGGGTCGAGCTCGGCGAAGTTGATCTTGCCCTTGCGCTTCTTGACCTCGTCCTTGCCGAAGAGGTCTTCGAGCTCGATCATCTCCTTGTCGAGCTCCACCTTGCTCAGGTGCTTCAACCCCTTATTGCGTTCACGAGTGTTACGAAGCCATGCGAGAATGAGTGTGTCCTCAAATTTGAGCGGGTCGTCCCAGACACCCAAAGTCGTACCGGGGTTGTGCTGGAGAAACTCCTGGTCAAATTTGGCGTTGTGGAAGATGGCTGTGGCTTCGGATTCGATGAGTCGAGCCATCTCTTTGTTGAAGAGGGAGAGCGGCAGGTTGTGCTTCTCACCTTTCATGTGACGGACGGGGATGTAGTAGCCCCGCTTGCCGTCCGGACTGAGACACGCGCCGACGATCTTGTCCTTCGTGCCCCCCATCTCGGAGAAGTAGCGATTGTCGAGGCCCGTCGTTTCGAGGTCGAGCGCATAGAGGCCAGCTTCGATGCACTCGTCGATCACACGTTCGATGGTCTCGGCCGTGACGAGCTCCATCGTCACGTTGTTCATCCAAGGTTTCTTGGTGATGTCTGGGCGGGTTGCTTCTTCCAGAGAGTCCAGAAAGTTCATTCGTGCCTCGCTCCGGGGTTCTACGCCCCAGAATTCAACGAAGCGTGAACTCGGGACCCTTCACCACGAAAACGTACCGGCCTTCGTCCCACGCTTGCCCGACAGCAACCGCAATCTGTCTAAGCGTGCGATCTTCGCAGGGTGCCAGGTAGCACTCTGGGAGCTTGCCTGACCCCGGGGTGCAATGAGATCCCGCCAGTTCACACGAGCCCTGCTGCGCCTCGAGGCACATGCGATCCTCCATCGTCAAACGCAAGGGACGACCTTTTGGCGGACGCCCCAACATTTCAAGAAGCATGTCCGGGTGCCCATGCAGGGCATGGGAAAGCGCCTCACCGGTTACCGTAGGAACCTGCTCACCCCAACTCGTTCCCTTCAAAGGGAGCATGGCGCCCCACGGTTCGTGAGGAAGCGGAAGGGGGTAGAGCACAGGCACTCGACGGAACCGCACGGGGTCATCGATCATGGCGTATCGGAGACCGTCGAGGGGGTTGTCGAAAGTGCGTGGCCCTTTGCCCCTCACGACATCTCCTTGCATTTGTCTTTGGCCCGCTCAAGCAGTTTGAGCATGGCAACAGCGCCTTTCTTTTCAGGCCAGTTTTGTCGGGCTACACCGTAGTCGATACGGTCGTAGACCTCCCACAAAGAGAGCAACGTCGTGGCGTTCAAATCTCGATCCGAGGTCAAGCTCTGGAGGAACTTGCCCACCCGCTCCTTCTCACGCTCGAAGCTCGCGGTCTGTATCTCCATCGCCTCGATCTCATTGGCGACGTTGACCGGCTTGTTCTCTTCGTCGGACCAGGGCAGCGGTGGAAGCCCAAGCTTTTCCTCGAGCCGCTCGATGGCCTCACGAAAATTGACCAGCTCCTTCTCCATCACGTAGGAGATCGGATCACGGGTCTTCTGACACACCCAGCAGTAGGTCGTGTTGTTGTGCCCGTACAGGCGGGCGGAAGGCTTGTTATCGACACCGTGCAAGTCGCAGGCAAACTGCTGCTCACGGTGACGGTCGGGTACGACAGCGTAGCCGTACTCCTGCAAGAGCTGCCCGAGATCACACTCCTGTTTGACGCGCTCAGCTCGAGCCCGCATCCGTTCGAAGCTCATCGCTTGAACGCCTCTCGTACACGAAGCAGGCGAAGGATATCACTGAGATCCGTAGCCGCGTACGTCGTAGTGCTTGGCCCTTCAACAGTGATGGGGCATGTCGCCCGGTCGATAAGCTCGTTTTTACCGTTGTTGGTCAGGACACCAAGGAAGCGACCATCACGGTCGAAGGCCCTCCAGTTTTCGCCGGAAGGAACGACGCGACGGACGAGCCCGTAAGGTCCCGTGTTGCGATCCGCTTCCCACCCTTCGACTTCTTTCACCGCGTGGTCACAGAAGACGGCCCATGAATACCAAACGTGACCTCGAAGTCGTTCCGCATCACGGTCATGAGGCCAAAACCGTACACGCTCGAGATCCACGTTGAGATCCAGATGCAGATCGATCCGGTTCAACCATTCACGGAGGTACCTCGCTTGGTCCGGTGACAGACACAGAACCAGGAACTGCGCAGGTGCGTGGAGTGGATTGCGCTGGTCCTCGTGCATGTCGAGGTAGAGCTCGATCAGCATGTGAGCCGACGTACCAATACCCCGAGGAAACGCCGGTGTAGGCCCCCTCCCGAGTGCGGATCGCTCGTAGGCCAGCGGCTCACCCCATTGGAGCTTCTGGTAGGCGTCGGCGAGTTTCATCCCCCTCTTGTACTCCCTCGGAGGGCGGCGCCCAACAGTCAGAAAGGAAGCCACACAGGAGGGCGCGCTATAGGCGGGGCAGCGTCCATTGTATTTTCACGAACGCGATCCCTTCAGTACATGTGGTCGATGAAACCGTTTTTGAGCTTGATCCCGTTCTCGGTGCAGAAGTTCACGAGCTTGTGGATGTCTTGGAATTCCAGCTTCTGACCGGCCGGGATGTTGTCCACGAATTGCATCGCGTCTTCTTCGTCGCTCCAAGAATCCCAGGTCTCTTTGGTCATGAGCGACGCGACGAGGTCACCACCCCCAAAAAGGGCGACGACGTACTGGAGGTCTTTGACCGGAACTTCGAGCTTCTTCTTGGCCATCACGTCTCCTTGTAGTCTGCTTCGATCTTCTCGAGCAGCTTGAATAGTCGCTTGTTGTTGCGGCTCACGGGGTAGATTTTCTCGCACGAGCCGTCCCCGCTCAGGTGCTCCCACTTCCCGGGCACTACCGTTCCATCCTCCAACTTCCGACCCCCTTCGACTTTACGATACTCGACGAGTGCACCACAACGGTCGCAAGTCGTAGGCTCGCTCTCTCGGAAAGGAACCGTGGAGTCTTCGATGGGGCCGAGGTCTTCCACCGGGCGCACCGTCCCGTGGGGAGGGCCGTTATCCCAGTGATGCTCCGTGAAGAGGAACAGGCGTCCAAACTTCTCGCGGATACCGATGAACCCGTTTTCTTTCTCAGGAACGAACAGCCCGAAAGCCAAGTTGCGAGACCGGACACGATAGATGTGCCCACGTTTGCAGTTCGCCAGAGCGATGTAGTCCTCGGTCACGACCCCAGCACCTTGAGCCGCACCTTGGAGCGACGCTCTTCGTCGAGGCGATCCACGAGCGCTTGAGCCTTGGTCATGAACGCGCTTGAGCCTTGGAGAGTACGGCTCCCATCGGCGTGGCAGATGTAGAGGTCGAGGCCGCTCTGGCGCAGCTTCTTCATCACCTGCTTGGCCTTGGGGTTCCGGTAACCGCCCAGCTTCGTCTCGTTGACCACGATGATGTTCCCGAGCTCGGGGCTGTCCTCCGCGTGCACGAGGACGTTGCTGCGATCAGGACGGTGCCCATTGCTGCCGAACCCCTTGAGCCACAGGCACTCGAAGGCGCGACACGAGGACGGACGCTGATTGTAGACGCTGCACCCCTCGGCGCCGAGCATCTCGCAGGTCGTCCCTCGAGGTTTGCCGAGCTCCTCAACCTTCATGATGGTGCAGCACACCTTGCACTTCCCACAGCTTCGTTCCGTCATCAGTCGTTCCTCAAATCTAGCGACTCCATGTCACCCTTCACAGCCTCCCAGATCTCACGATCATCGGGAGACAGGTCATCGGGTAGTGCCCGCTGGGATCGCGTGGGCTGCTTCGGAGGCTTGTCCATGATCATCCAGAGGATGGCGTAGAGGGGAAGCCCAACGCCCCACATGAGCGTCGTGAAGATGAAAGCGAGGCGCCACACGACCGTCGGGGTGCCGGTACGGATGGCGATACCCGAGCACACACCACCCAGCTTGCCGCTCTCGAGGTCTCGGTAGAGCTTGTCCGGGCGGTCGAGCTCTCCCCGCTCGTATTTGGTCGGCAGGTTGCTCACAACACCACCACCGTCTCGAGCCATGCAAGCACGCGGCTGAAGTCTCCGTGCGTGCGGATCACACGACCGTCCTCCATCACCATGATGGCCGGGTTGTTGACGAGGTGGGGCTTCGTGTCTTTGTAGCCCTCGGTCCAGTATTGGATACCGATTTCCAGGGCTTCGGTCTCGACACCACACTCGACCGTGATCTTGGTGAAGCGATCGTCCTGGACCTCTCGGACGATCTTCTTGTAGGGCCCCGGACCATCACACCGAGCGGAGAGGACCTCGTCACCTTCGGTCAGACACCACTCTCGTAGCTTGCGGTACTCCGCAAACCAACGAAGGTCCTCGGAGATGTGCTTGTGGTTCGTGTTGCTCATCTGACTATCCTCTACTCGAACAGCATTCCAAATTCGGGTTCAGGGAGCCCCAAACGCTTGGCCTCCGCGCGTTCCCGGCGCATGTAATCCTCGACCCACAGGTCTCAGTAGCGCTGCACCAGGAAGAGCACATGGCCCGTCCCCAGACTCCACAGGAGGCCGCAGAAAAAACCGGCCACGCTCACAGCAGCGCCTTCGCTTCCTCGAGGCTGATCACCTCGACACCCAGGTCTCGAGCCTTCTTGGCCTTCCCGCTGGTGCTCTTGGGGTCCTTGGCGACGAGGTAGGTCAGCCCCTTCCCGACACTGCCCTTGACGGCACCCCCAGCGTCCTCGATCTCGGCCGCGAACGCCTTGTCTCGGATGCCGGTGAAGCAGAACGAGAGACCCGCCAGCTTGCCTCCAGACACGGGAGCCTTGACCTTGACGCCGGCCGCCAAGAGATCGTCGATGACCTTCTTGCGGCGACGGAAACCGTCTACGAAGGCGACCGCCTTCGTCTCACCCACACCCGGGACTTGAGCGATGTCGCCCACGGAGGCGTCCTCCATCTTCTCGAGCGTGTCGATGCCTGCGTCTACGATGAACTTGCACATGGACTGTCCCCACAGGTCGATGCCCAGGGCTCCTACAAACTCATGTACGCGGAGCTCCATTTTCGCCCGAAGATTCTTCATGACCTTCTTGGCGGTGCTCTTGCCGACCTTCTTGCCGGAGAGCGTGACGGCGGCGAGCTTGTCCTCGTCGAGCCCGTAGAGGTCGGACACGGACTTGACCATGCCGTTCTCACACAGGGCCTCGATGAGAGTGTCGCCCCAGTCCTTGATGTCGAGCTTCTTGACCCAGCGCTTGATGGCGCCGCTCTGCTGTGCCGGGCAGCGAGCACTGTTGTCGCACAGCAGGTACTCGCCCTTCATCTTGAGGCGGTTGCCACAGGAGGGGCAATCGTGGGGCACGGCGAAGCGGGCGTTCTTGGAAGGCGTCAGGACCTTCTCGACGTAGGGGATCACGTCGTTGCGACGGGACACCAGGATCTTGTCGCTGAGGCCCATCAGCTTCTGCGGGCTGTCGGCCGCGAGCCGGTGGATGTTGCTGACGTTGTGCAGCGACGCCTGACTCACGGAGGCACCCGCGAGCTCCACGGTGTCGAAGTAGGCCACCGGCGTCACGCGGCCGGAGTTGCCCACCTGCCACACGATCTCGCGGAGGCGAGTCGGCTGCTTCTCGTGGGGGAACTTGAACGCACGAGCACCCTTGGGCCGACCGTCGTGCTCGCCCAGGTGCTCCATGACCGTGAGGTCGTCGTGCTCGACCACCAGACCGTCGATCTCGTAGTCGAGGCCGGCACGGGTGGTGTTGATGTAGTCCTGGTACATGGAAGCCACGCCCGAGGGCTTGACACGCTTCCAGTTGGGCACCGTGAAGCCCAGCGCCTTGAGCAGCTTGAACTCGACGCTCTTGGCCGTGATCGGATGCTGCCGGGAGAGCACCTGGTAGCAGACCACGGTGAGGTGCTTGCACGGATCGGCATCGGACTCGCGCTTGGCGATGCCGCTGGCTGCGTTGCGCGGGTTCTTGTACTCCGGAACGTGCTTCTGGTGGTCGGACTTCTTGAGGATGATCTCGCCACGGATGAAACCCGTCAGGTCACGGGCATCCTTGACGACGCCCTTCATCAGCAGGACGTTGCGGGTGATGTCCTCGCCCGTCTCACCGTCGCCGCGAGTGACCGCCTGGACCAGCTTGCCCTTCTCGTACTTGAGACTGATGCTGATACCGTCGAGCTTCTCGCTGACGACGAGATCGCGCTTGGCCTCCTCGAGATCACCGGCACGCTCGCCCTTGGCGATCTTGTCTTCGGTGTCCTTGGCCCACTTGTCGAACTCTTCCTGGTTCTGGACCTTGAGGAGGGAGCCCATCGGAGCGCCGTGCTTGACCTTCTTCCACTTGGTCGTCTTGGTCTTGGCACCGACCTGCTTGAAGAAAGCGTTCTTGGGGTCCAGCTCCCGGAGCTCATCCTCGAGCGCGTCGTACTCGGCGTCCGACATCACCGGGGCGTCGTTGTAGTAGGCGTCTCGGGCCTGCTGGAGCTGCTCTACAAGGTCTTGAATCTCACGGTCGCTCATGGCTATCAGATGCACGGACTCCCCGACCGTTTTACACAGCCAGGGGCAGAAATCGCCGAAAAGGCGGTTGGTCGCTGTTCTGGCCTCCGCGCTTTTTGCGCGGAAACGTCACTCTTCCACAGGATCGGACAAGTTGGGTGTCGTCAGGTAAGACCCGTTACCGATGGTCCACGATACCTTGGTGAGCCATTCCTGGTCCTCGCAGGCGTTGAACAGGTCCTCCGACCGCAGGTAGTCGAAGACCTGGAGCCGCTCGGTACGAGCGGCCTGTTGCCACAGGCTGAAGAGCATCTCGACAACGGGCTGTTCTTTCTCGAGAGCCCGGTCGGTTCGCTCGGCACCAAAGACCTTGTCCAGCGCCTCGACGAATTTGTACGGGTAGTCAGACTCCGACATGTTCTGGTGGACTCTCCTTCACTGACGACTTCTCCGCGTCGTCCATGACCCACCAGTGCGTGTCCTGCTTGTCGAGGTTGTAGGGCGTGTGATTCTCATCATCGTCGTAGCTTCCATACCAGGGGCAGTTGCCGTTCACGGAGGTCTGGTTCCACCCCACGGCGCGCCAACCCTTCTCCTCGCGCTCCCCGTCGAGCTTGCGAAGGTAGTTGGCCTGCCGGTCGAGGTGGAAGACACGACCTTCGAGCGCAGGCTTGTACTCGGCGAAGAAAGTTTCCATCGCCTCGGCCACCTTGGCGAAGTTCTCGGCCTTCACCATCGCGCCATCACAGGTCGTCAAGAGCACGATGCGCTCCCAGGAGTTGAGGCGATCGGTCTTGAGCAGATCGAAGAGCTTCTTGTAGCCCTCCATCATGCCGCCAGTGCCGTCACCGTACTCGGGGACGTACTTGGCCGAGAGCGCCATCCACACGGCCATGCCACCGCCCCAAGAGTTAGAGATCTGGAAGACTTGATGGATGTCGCCATCGGCGCCCACGGGGAAGAGTTCAGTGTAGCTCACACCTTTTCTACCCATATTTTTACGAAACGTAGAACAGGCCGTAGGAGGTGCCAGAGGAGCCTATTCGGACTGATCCCCGCCAAATTGCCGAAAGAACCGAGAGGCGCCCCCGGTGTCCCCGTAGGTGACCACAGGTGTGCCCTCTGGGCGGCTCTCGGCCCCGTAGGCCGACGCCCGGTTGCCCCCTTGGTCCTTCGAGCTCGAACGCTTCACGGCCCCTGTGCCGCTCGTGAGCTCGCCGCTCTGGCGGTCCAGGGACGCCACTGGACACTCAGGCTCGCACTCCCAGTCGGGGATGGTCCCCATGCCATCCTCATCGGCGTAGGTCATGTTGGGCATCGTCTTCTTCTCGGTCTCCGAGAAGATAGTCCGGCCGCCGCTGTTCTCTCGGTGCGCCGTCCCAGTGGGGACCTTCCGTTCGCCAACGATCTTGCACCCATCACGGTGCGTCAACATCACGTTCGGAGGCCATCTCTTCTTGTCCCCGATGCGGGCGGCATCAATGTTGAGCGCACCCGCTTCGTACTCCACGACGTTCCTCGTGGTGCTCCCCTTGAAGGGCTTTCGAGCGATGGTGATAACGCGCATCAGAGCTCGAACAAGTCCTCGACCCCGATGGGGCCTTCGTCCTCTTCTTCAGCCTTCACGTCGGAGACAATCTCGACCCCATCCCAAGCACACACAGCGCGGTCCCAATGCCGCACTCGCTGGTCCGCGATAGTCAAGTAGCTCTCGCTCTGCTCGATGCCGATGAAATCGTGCTTCGTGTGCAGGGCCGCGATACCCGTCGTCCCAGAGCCCAGGAAAGGATCGACCACCGGACCTTGATCCGTTGGGAGGTTTTGCAGGAGTGCTTGCATCACCCCAACAGGCTTGACCGTCTCGTGGCTGTTCTGCACGAACCGACCCGTGGCTTCATCCTCATGCTGTTCGACTCCCGCGTGCCGTTCCTTACCCGAGGGCTTGGCGACGTAGTAGAAGTCATCCGGCTGATCGAGCAGCGCCACCGCGTCTCGGATCTCGTACCCGAAGTCCTCGACGGAGCACGCACCCGCGTAACCCGTGGGCTCATCTTCAGGAGAGATGAGAAGGAGGTGCGCTCCCGGACGAAGCACTCGGTCGAGCTCTTTCATGTAGGGTCCAGGGTCGCCCACCGTCACCACCCCGTGCACGGTGCTGTCGTCGTACTCAGAGAAGCCCACGTCCTCGAGACTGTCTCCGACGATGAGCACGGGTTCGCAGCCGGGCGGCGGAGCGATGAGCGTATACAGGTAGTCCCAGAGCTCCTCGGGGAGATCGTTCATGGTGTTCCTCTGCGCTTGTTTGAAATACCGACCCTCGAGGGGGCCCAAGACCGTGTGCGGGCACCCTTCGGCGCACTCCCACATGAGGAGCTCCTCATCCGGGAACACTTCGGTCTCGAACTCATGACCAGCCCCCCCACCGAAAGGTTTGGCCCCATCGACGAAACGGTTGATACTATAGCCCCCGATTGTTCGCGTTCCTCGAAGTTGACACCCAGGTCGGTGCATAAGGATCGCGTTCGCGGGCCAACGACCCCGTCGGTCACCGCCGCGAGGCCCGGGGGTTGCAGCGAAGTTGGTACTCCCACGCTCGGTGTACCGACGCGCCTGGCTCTCTTCCCCTTGACGTGATCCACCTTTGCCAGGGCGCAGCCTTGAGCCATCGATGTTCAACGCCCCAGCCTCGTACTCGACGACATTGTGCGTCGTCCCGCCTCGACACGGCTTGCGACTGACGGTGACGACCCTCATAGCCCCTTGATGCCCTCAAGGAACTCAGCCCGGTTGTAGCGGTTCCACAGGTCTTTCAAAACTTTGCCGCGCCAAACGATGATCTCGGAGTTTTGGACGATGCCGCCTGGAATGGGAGGCCACCCGTCAGCCGGCTGCACGTGAAGCGGAATGCCAGGGTCAGTCACTCGCCACGATCCACGAGCGCAGTAGTAGACGCGGTTGTCGTCCTCCATCATGATGGCTTCCTCCCAACAACGACGGGCTCCCACGCGGGCTTGAGCGCAGTGCCGTACCCGTCCCAGAGTTTGGCTAGTTCCGTCGCCGGCACCGTGATCGGCACGTCCACCGCGACCTGCTTGGCCCCTGTGCCGTAGGCACCCACGCCCTTGCCACCTTCGTCGGTCGTCTTGCGGACATGCTTCTTGCCGCGCACGAGATCGTTGAGGTTGTCTCCTCCAACCCCACGCTTGTGGCCGATGACTTCTCGTGTGGCACCGGCTTGCTTGTCGATACGCTTCGAGATGTTCGTGGATTTTGGGAAGCCGCTGTTGCCGGTGATGAAAATACGACCATTACGCCGAGCGACGAAAGCACCCGTCGGAACGCGCACACACCACACATTTCCTACGTATCGTTGCCGATCGTGTTTAGTAAGGTGACGCCGCTGAAGCTGTGTCTGTGGGTTCTCATGGAGACTCACACAGTTCTTCTTGTCATTGATACGTGCCTGCCAGCCCATCATGTGGACGAGGGTTTGATACCACTCCCGGTCTGCTGGATCTTTTTGATAGAACTGCTTGTTGACTTCGGACCCATCCCCGCACAGGGCCGTCCACATGAACACGTCTTTCTCCTCCAGGGTCATGCGCCAGAGCAGGTCATAGGTGGGGTGTTTATTGGGAAGGTCCTTGCGCACACGATCGGCCACGTCACCCGTAAAGAACCACGTGTGCTCGACGTAAGGGCGCCCGCGATAGCTGCGCTCCCGGGTGTAATGCTTGTGTCCGGGCACGAGCCGTTTCAGGAGAGTATCGATCATGTCCACGTGTTCGTGACCTTCACCTCCGACGCGAGTGCTCTGGTAGATACGAACCCCGTTTCCAATTTGGTCGAACCCACCTTCGGTCCAGATCCACGCGAGAAGTTCGGCGTAGTGCGGGGTCTCATCAAGACCCGGACCTTCGTGGTACCCCGATAAAGGAAGATTAATGGGGTTCCATCTGTTGATCTCTGCGGCTTCTACCACCGACCAGCTAGGCTCAAAAAAAGCCACACGGATACCATCCTGCACCTGCCGGATACGGCTTCGTTTGTAGACCCGGTGGTTCGGCGTGAGCATCTGGTCCGTGTTGTCGTTCACGAAACACACCATTTCACCGTCAAAGGGCGCGAGCGTTTTCTCTTCCACGGGCATCAGTGTGAGGACCTCCGTGTTGGGGTCCCAGCACATAACACGTTCACCCTGTTGCACCTGAGTTCCGAGTTTCCACCCCATCTCAGTCAAGATTTCAGAAGACTCATCAAGGCACCCGTAGACCCATGCCTCGAGTCGCACATCCTCAAACTGAGCTTGCTTCACGGCTCGCACCATCTTGTGGAACGTGCGGGTCCCTCCAAAAGCTTTGATGATGCCGTCGGGTCGGAGCTTGGACTTGACCAGGTCCCAGAACTTCACATCGAAAGCAATTCCGGTCGCATCCCACTCCTTCCCCATGAACCCCTTGCCCGAGGACTGCGTGAGGTCGTAAGGAGGATCGCAAACAAAGGCGGCCACCGACCCGTCCTCGAGCTCTTCAAGCCGCTCGCGACAGTCTCCCAGCATCAGCCATACGTAGCGTTTCATGTCAGTCATTCAACCCCAGGTCAGGGACAGGCTGCTTGCTTTTCTTCTTCCACTTCTGCTTCTCATCGTCCTCACCGCCCTTCGCGTCCTTCACCTTCTGATCGATTTCCTCGATACTGGTGTTGTCAGTGAGCAGACGCCGGCAAGGGAATTCTACCCGCACAGGGACGCGATCGAAGGGCTTTTGGTCGCGCGACTTGAGGCACTGGAAGATCGCGCGGTTGAGCTTGCGAAGTTCGTCGTCCACCCAGGACGATGTGACGATGTCCGAGGAGCGCTCGGCCTCGTTCGCGTAGCTGAGGTGAGTGAGGTTGTACCGGCCGCCGTTCTTCTCGGCCGATCGGTAACCCTCACGACTGATCTGAAAAAGCCCAACGACGGCGATGCCCATGCCTCGGTTGAAACCCATCGCCACCTGCTTGAGGTCCTTCATGACCTCGTTGAGCTTGTCGGTGGTGCTGCTGTACCGACCACGGGCATCCATCAGACCAAGGTGATCCACGAAGATGGTCGAGAACGGAGTCTTGGCGAACACGAGCTCGGCCTGCGATTGAAGGTCGTCAATCGTGAAATCCCGCTTGTCCGGGTTCTTGTTACGGATGTGGATGTCACCGTAGTCCTCTGCCTGCACCGCAGCAGGCCCTGTCGCCGGCACCGTAGTCTTCTTGTTGAAGTCGGGGACGACATATTCACGCAGGAACTGTTCTTCGGCAGGGCTGAGTGTCGCGGTCTTGATTTTGTCATAGTCGAGACCGATGTAGTCGATGCCAAGCTGCTTCCGAACGTCCCGGAACTTCTCATGCGCCGAGTGCATCGTGTAGATCAAGTTGCGCACCTGCACGTAGGGCATCTCGATCGAGAAGTAGACGGAACTCGAGCGGTAGTAGATGGCTTGCACGTAGGCCCAGTGAAGGGCGAAGGTAGACTTGAGGCCGCCGGTGTATGCGGTGTGCAGCCAGAGCTCATACTTCTTGGCACCCTTGAGCACCGAGTCGATCTGACTGATGCCGCACATCTGACCGATGCCGTAGAGAGGATCCGCCTTGATACGGTCGTAGCGGTCGAGGAAATCGTCCTCGTCCTGCATAAGGTTGCCGGACAACTTCGACCCCAAGGTAGGCGCGATGATGTCGTGGCTTCGGTCAAGAGCGTGACGCATCGCATCGATGGCGCCTTGGAGTTTTGTAGATTGCCCCTTGGTATCCTTGACTTCGATGCCCGTCTGGACGATCTGCGCCATCTCTTTGGCGAGGTCCATGACGATGCGGTTGCGGCGGTCGGTCGCTTTCTCCTCGAGATAGGTGAGGAAGTCACCTCGCGTGCGAGGCTTGAGCTGCGCCACACGTTCGATGCGGTCCACGACATCCACCTCGTGGACGGTCGTGAAGTGAGAGCGCACCGTTTGAACCTCGGGCACGTGCCCGTGGGACTTGAAGAAGTCCGTGATGAACTTCCAGATGATGTTGTCCTCGGGGGTATCGAACCCAAGGCCGCTCTCGACGAGCGCGTGATAGTTTTGGGCAAAGAGCTCAGGCTGATCCGTCGTCGGGTCAGCCACAAAACAGGACCGAAGAAGGTTCTTCACTTGCGAAATCCTTTCTTCGCACCCCAGCTCCGTTTCTTCTTTTTGGACCCGTAGCGCTCTTTTTCAGCCGCCTTCTCTTCGTTAGCCATCAACGCCGCAAGCATGGGATCGGGCTCGTCCTCTTCCTCGTACTCCTCTTCCTCGTACTCCTCTTCCTCGGCGGCAGTAGTGGCGGCACTGTCCTCACCCTCTGCACCCTCTTCCTCGTCAAGATCACTCAGCGCATTATCGATCTTCGTTTCGGCCTCGGGCTCCGTTTCGAGCAAATCGTCCGGAGACATATCCGAAACCATCTCCGGCTCTTCTTCGACCGCAGGACCGCTGAGCACTTTCACATGCACACCGGCAAGGCCGATGTGCCACCAGTGGCTCAAGATGCTCTCGAGCTTTTCGCTGTACGCACGGTGCGACATGTCATCGATCCGCTGGTCAAGCTGGTCGATGATCCATGTAGGTTTCCCGATGTGCATCCGGGTCGTCACCGTCTCGAGCACACAGGAATAGAGCTCCTTGTTGGGCGTTTGCATCACGCCCAACTTGAGGATGAGCAGCTCAGGAGGCTCAACCAACTCGGCGATATCCATCGCCATGAACTGGTTGTCATGGTTTTCGATCTCCGACTGATAGATCTTGTGCCCCTGCGCCTTAGCGGTCTTGAGCCAAGCGTCCGGCAGGTCTTTGTCCGTAATGACTCGAGCGTCCCACATCGTTGACTTCGAAAAAGCCAACGCTTTGAGGTGCGCGCGGAACACCACGTCTTTCGACGTAATCCAAACGTTGTGGCCAACGAGGGGTTTCAGTGGAGGACGCTCACGCAGCCCAGGAATCTCCCGCGCTGCGGACAGTGACTTCCACATCCTCTCCATGTTCTGGAGCTTCAGTGCATCCATCATGCAGTGGCACGAGCGACCACCATCGAGCATGGACTCACCGTAGATAAAACCCAACCCGCCACAGTCCGGGCAGTTGGGGTCGGCGTACTCTCGGCTCACAACCCTTTTACCCTTCTCAAGCGTACTTGCGAGCGTCCGCTTGGAGGGCCGCGAAGATGTCATCGATGCTGTTGTCCGAAGACACCGTCACATCGCTCATACCTTCGCCCTTGAGGCGTTTGCCCATGACCGACTCGATCAGCTTCATCTTTGTACGAAGGACGCTCATCACCTTGGCGTCGATGGTGCCACGTGCCACGAGGTGGATCGCATAGCAACGGTCATGGTCTGACCCGATGCGAATCATGCGGCCGAGAATCTGAAGGTAGTCTCCGGCCGACCAGGGGCTGTCGTAGAAGATGAGCGCCTTGGCCGCCTGGAGGTTGATCCCCTCCTTGGCAGCGTCCGTGATCCAGCAAATGCGCACGTCGGAGTCCGGTTTCTGGAACTCCTGCATCGCCGCCTTGCGCTGATTTTCGTCCTCGTCGCCAGTGATACGGACGGTCTTGAGTTTGTACTTCTTGCTGTGCGCGACTTCCTCGAGTTTGTCGATCATCTTGCGGAAACGACTGAAAACGATGACCTTCTCGTCCGCGAGATCCCCCTCGGTAAGGATCTCGAAAAGCTCCTTCATCTTGTCGCTGTCACCCTCGCAATCCACGAGCTCGGGGTGGTCCACGATCTGCTGGCAGTAGATCAACGAAGTCAGCTTCGTGGTCTCGACCTCCTCGTCCGTGCGATCCTTCTCCAGCAAACCCTCGAGCGCTTCACGGTACTTGGCCTCCTGCGCTTTCGTCATGCCGCAGTGATGCGTGTCGATCTGGAGCACCGGGAGCTCCTTGGCCACATCGAACTTCGCACGTGCCAAGAAGTAGGGGTCGATCTTGTCCTTGAACCGCGCGATCTGGTCCTTGCGGTATCCGATGATGACCGGGATTTGCCGGCGCGAGCCCGGGATGGGCTGCAAGCGCGTGAGACAGTACTCGTTCATGAACTTGCCCTTCGAGCTCGGAAAGAGCCCGGGGACGAGCAGCGAGTAGATGCCGTAGCCCTCGATTAGGTTGTTCTTGATCAGGGTTGCGGTGAGCGCCCAGAACCGGCTCGCGTTCCGAGACAGATGGCGCACCACCTTGTACGTCTGCGTGCTCGGGTTCTTGAATGCAGTGGCCTCGTCACACACGAGCACGAAGTCCTTCCAGTGCTGGAGGAACTTGATATCCCGACGTGCTGTCGCGTACCCCATGATGAGGACGGTCGGCCCCTTGGCTGACTCGAACTCCTTGTAGATCTTCTCGCGCTTGGCCGGGGTGCCGACACAGGTGATGACGTTGATCTGGTCTGGCGTGCAGAACTTCTCGAACTCGAGTGCCCACTGACCGACGACCGACTTGTTGGTCAGGATGACGGCCTTCGCGTCGGGCTGCTTGGCCCACACGAAACACAGGGACGCGATGCTCTGAATCGTGTTGTGATTGACGAGCCCGTTACCCACAAAGGCGTGTCGAGGATCACGCACCTCCAAATCGAACACTTCTGCCCAACCATCCTCGAGGGTTACGACTGGATCGTAGAACCACCGGCGTTCTAAAATTTCCTGAACCGCCGCGTACGCCGGGTTAAGCTCCGAAATCCCCACTTCGCGGGCAATCTCCAAAGCACGCTTCAAGTACTGGTACGTTGGATTGCGGCGACCGGCTCGGATGTGGCCCAGCGTGTTGTAGAACGCTGACCCCCACTTCTTGGCAATCCCTTCACCTTTGTAACCGTGACGTCCAGCGCGGGCGTAAATTTCGGCGCGAAGGTCTTCGATCTCCGCTTTGGCGTAGGGGACCACATCGAAATTCGGGTTGCTATTTTTCTCGACCAAAGAGGCCAGGGCCGAGATCTTGCGGCGAGAAACCAGGCCAATTTCACGCATGAGGCGACGAACGTCGTCTCCCTGAATTTGAAGACGCCAGTAGACGTGGTCGTACCCCTCAACCATTTTTGGCAGCCTGCTCGTCACGATTCCAAAGGTCAGCAGCATCACCTGGATCTGACGCAGAAGTGTCTCCGATGCCGAGCTCACCTCCAAACCCAAACCGTTGGCATGTCCTTCCGCATCAAGATACCCCCGAAGGAATTGCCGCATGGAGGCCGGCGAACTTTGAAGAACGGACCACGGCACTTCTTTGTCCTTGGCCACACCGGGCACCACTCCAATGGAGCGGAGAAACCGGATGACCTGAGTACTCGACAGCACGAACCCAACATCTGTTGAGCGCATCTCGATCCCAAAAACTTGGGCCGCAAGGTCTGCCATGTCCGCGTAAACCTCGGGGTTCCGTTCAGCATGTTGACTCGGGCTGAAAAAATCGTGACGGCTGAACCAACTCTCGGCCACCAGATAACCCAGGAACCGAGCCAGCTCCGGAGACATTTTCACAGGAATCTGGTGTTTCTTTTCGTTAGAAGCGCCATGTCCCGGAGAAGGTAGAGCCGGCTCAGACCTGCCCTCCACCATCGCCGTCGATCCAGGGTCCCGATCCACGGCCACAAAATCTCCTTCTTGAAGATCCCGAAGACGCACCCACTGGTCCACCCCATCACGTCGCACCATGACAGGATGGATCTGAGACCCCTCCACTTCGTACCCACATCGCGTCACGACTCTGATGGTGGGTTTTTCTCCCCCGTAGTAGAAACGACCGATGTCGCACTGACTTTTCCCGAAATCGACCTGGAGATCTTCACTCATGGGAGCGAAGGTGTCGGGCTCATCAATGCCAGGGTTGAGATCCTTGATCGGGATCAAGCCACGCGAAGTCCGAATCAAAGTACTTCCAACGCAGCACTTCCCGATTCCGGTGTCGTCACCGAGCAGGAACCGGTTCATCGCCACCAGATGGAGGACACCCTGCACCTGGTAGTACCGAAGCTTGAAAGGCTTCTCTTCGCCGTCGAACCCCGTGAAGGTCGTCTTGAGGAGCGGCGTGGGCTTCAGTGAAAGATCCGTGCGCTGGCGGATCTGCTTGAGCCGATCATGGGCTGCTTTGAGGCGCGGATCTTGGGACATGCGGGGCTTATACGCCTCACGAGAAGAGGTCTACGATTTCTTGAACCGCAGGCTTGGCTTGGAACCGATCAGCAACGAGACGCTTCTCGAAATTCCGCATCAGCATGACAGCCGCTTTGGGATCGCGAGGCGCGTTACCACCCCGGAACTGCTTCACAAGATCCTGGGACTGCTTCCAAACTTCACGAACGTAGACGCGCTCGATCTTGGGCACCACGCTTCGCAAAAACCATTTGCCGAAATCTACAAGAGCTCGATCCCGGTCCCGGCTCTGTGACATGTCCGGGATCTGCATGGTGTTCCAGTGCGCCGGCACAGCGCCGTACCAAAGGTACATGTTTTGAATCGCCCGAAGCGCCTTGTTGGCGTCGTTGGGCATCGGCGGCCAGTTCTTGCCGTTGACCAAGAACCAGTTGAAGTAGAGCGGGTCCAGGCCAGCTTTGCGCGCAAACTGCTGCTCCGCACGTTGGGTGGGGCCGATTTCCCTCTTGATCGTCGCCATCAGGACCTTCTTGGCAGCCTCATAGGCGTCCTCGATCGACTTCTCACGCGCTCGAGGGGTCATGTTGACCACAGGAGGCAGGTCGGCAGGCGCGGCGGGCTGAGGGCCCCTGGTGGACCGTTGGGTGCGCTGTATGAGGTTGTTGAGCCAAGCCCAAGCAACCTTCTCGTGATTTGCACTCAGTGTGGTCATTTGGGTGGATCCCGAACGTCGATGACGACACGGCCGGGACCCGAGATGTGGAGGTTGGCCCCTTGAACGGTGCGCGTCGTACGTACCTGTCCATAGGGATGTATAGACCAATCAACGTCCGGCATCTCCAAGCGCCCCTGGATGTCCTTTTCGAGCGTCGTGGGCACGTGAGGCGCCTTTTTCACGATCTGCTTTGCGACATCCTTCATGGGCATCGAGTGCATCCCAGCCGCCCGGAGAGCTCCTTGAGTCTTGTTGCCCACGACACCGTCGATGGCACCAACGTTGAACCCGATGCGATGCAAGTGGGTCTGCACAAGACGCTCCGTCATGCGAGGTCCCTCCCACTTACCGACATCGATCTGAGCGGCACAGCAGAACCCGGGCCACCCCGCCTCACCCCGTCCCGCGCCGAGGAGCTGGTCCATCATCGTCGTCCAGTCGCCGATGAAATGGAAGACCTCATCATGAGGGCCCGGCAACGGGTAGCGCGTGAACGGAGTGAACCCCAACGGAATCGCCATCCCCCACAACATGGCGAGCTCCCGCTCTCGACGGGATGCAGCCGAGCCTTCTTCGTCTTTCTTGATCGTCAGGCGCAGGTAGACTTCGCGCCCCGTGGGCACAGCACTCCACTCCGGAGGAAGTCCCGTAGGTCCTGGGTCTTCTCGGATGGAACCCCACCCCATCTCGAGCGCGGGACGTCCTTCGACTTTCAACGTGACGTTGAGCTTGGAGACCTGACGTTCGAGCTTCCGAAGCGCGTCGATCGTGTCAGGAGTGAAGACGCCGTTCTTGTGTTGGACGAGCTGATAGCGCATGGCTTTTCACGAACCTGTCCGCGTGAGGGCAACCTCAGCGGTGAGAAGGGTGGACGCGGTCGAGATCGCAGTAAGCACAACGCTCTTCACGACAGCGAGTGGGTCACAGATGATGGGATCATGGCGCAGATCGCGAACTTCGTTGGTGCGGGCATCCCAACCCGTCTGCCAACCCGCCATCGGACGGGTCGCCCCAGGCTCCGTAGCAGCCTTCTGAACGCGCTCAAGGACAACCGCTCCCTCGTGCCCCGCATTCCGGGCAAGAACCCTCAGAGGCTCCTTCAGGGCCTCCACGAGAACCCTCGCGCCGAGCCCGGCGACGGCAAACTCAGGGACCTTCCGGGAAAAGCCGGCAGCCCCCTCCCAGAAATTGGAGAGCGCCAGGTATGCGATCCCACCTCCGGGGACCACCCCTTCTTCAAGCGCGACACGAACAGCCTCAAGCGCGTCTTCGATCCGTCCTCGTTTTTCACGAATCTCGGTGTCGGACCACCCACCCACCCGCATGACACAGAACCCTTCGGTGAGCTTCGCGATTCTCGTGCGCAGCTTTTCGGCGTCGTGGCTGAAATCGATCTGCTCACGGTGGAGCTGGGACACCCGCTCATCGATGAGTGGGTACTTGTCTTCGAAGGCTACGAAGATCGCGGAGTCGCTCTTGATGGTCGCCGTCTGAGCTGAGCCAAACATCTCCGACCGAAATTCACTGAACGGCGTGACGAGAGGATCCATTACAGTGGCGCCCGTCAGCGCTGCTAGATCAGCTAAATGATGCCGCATGTGATCTACATGCCCAGGACAGCGCACAGCGCAGACTTGGAGTTTGCCCCCCGTTGGTAGTTCGAGCTTCTTGTCGTTGGCGACGAGCAGCTTCACAGCTTCACCGAAACAGCCACGCGACACGATGATGAGCGGGTGCGGAAACTGAGTGGCTTCCTCCACGATCGGGCTGATGTCCTTGAGCGTCGTGAGTTCGGCGTCGATCAACGCCACGAGGGGCACATCCATGTGGCGAGGGCCGCCGTCAGGACCTGCAAGCTCACTGCTCTCCCAACCACGATCGATCTCCATGCCAGTCTTATGGTCGAGCTCGATGCCCCGACCTTTGCCTTCTTCGACCACGACCATGCCTTCGGAGCCAACACGACTAAACGCCTCGACGATGGCGTCTGCGATCTCGAGGTCTCCGTTGCAAGCCGTGAGCGCGACGTGTCGCATCAACTCTTCGTCCTCGACCGGCTCGGGGCACATCACGTCCCACAAGTTCGCACCCTCGAAGTCTTCGGCAATCCGCTGAAGGTCTTGTGCAAGCAGAGCCGGGTGCGCCCCCGCAGCTACCCACTTGAGGCTCTCACGCAGGATGGCGTGTACCAGAATCGCGGTTGTCGTCGTACCGTCTCCGCACGCCTTGTTCACCTTGTGGCAGGCTTCTTGGAGCACCCTCGTACCAAGGCGTTGGACTCGATTCTCGGGCTCGACTTCCCAAGCCACGGACACCCCATCTTTGGTCGAGAGTAGACCGCCGGCACGATCAAGCATGACCGTACGTCCTCGAGGCCCGTATGTTGCCGAAACGACCCGAGCCATCTCCTCGACACCAGCCAACATGTGGCGTCGAGCTTCGAGGCCCCGGTTAACCTGAACGGGTTGCTTCTTTCTTCGTCTCACAGCGCAAAGAAGGGGGTTCGATCCCTCGTTGAGGGAGTTGCTATACAAGCATCATCGAGGATTGAGGATGTAGTTCCGGACGAATTTGGCGAACTGGTCCCCATCAACGTCAGCGTCGAGGTCTACGATCTTGACGTCCTCGGTTCCTGGTTTCGATGTGTGCCAGATGACTTCTTCGATCTGGAAGTTCGTCCAGATGAGGCGTTTGAGCTCTTCCCGACGCTCCTCATCCAGAAGGTTCGAGGCGTACCGGATCGTGACTTTCTCGTCCCTGGGAAACGCTTCCATGTCTCGGATTCTACCCCTTAAACGAACGAGGGCCCGACCGTTTGGCCGAGCCCTCGTACACACAATGTCTTGTGTGGTTAGGCGTCACCCTCCGCAGCTTCCGCCTTGGCCGACAGGAAGTGCTTGAGGAGCATCTCCCACAGACCCACTGCGGTCGCGCCAGCCGTGGCACCACCGAGCAGCGCATCCGGGATGGAGGCGCCCTCTGCCATCAAAGCCGCAATGACGTAACTGAGCACACCGAATGCAGCGGTCACCCACGGGAGTGCCTTGCTGGGTACCTTGTTGAGGACTCCGGTGCGACGGAGCCCAAAGACGAGTAGGGAAAGGCCGAGACCCAGAGCGAGTGCCCATTGCTTCTGTTGAAGCGCGTTGTAGAGCCCCTTGGCAGTCTCAACGGCCTCCTCGTCACTCTCGATCTCCTTGGCCGGAGCAAGCTCTTCGCCGCCAGTGGTGCCGGTATCGCCGTCCTTGGCATCGTCTGCCGGAAGGTCAGCCTTGGGAGCATCCTCGTCGGCAGCGGGAAGGTCAGCCTTGGGGGCCTCGCCGTCGTCCTTGTCACCGGCGCCGGTCTCGGCAGCAACGTCTCCTGCGGGAGGCGCGGCCAGGGCCGGGGCACTGATGGCGAAAACGGCCAGGAAGGCCAGCAGCATCATGATCCGATTCTTCATCGTTCTTCTCCTTGAGTAGCGGTCAGAATCGTCTTCACGATCACCGCTTTGGTGTCACCAGGTTTGACTTCCAAACCCTTTTGCTGAGCGTAGAGGTATAGCTTCGCGTGCGGGATGGTCGAGAGATTCTCGAAATTCATCTCGTCGAGGTCGAGCTCGATCTCCACGGGAGGCATCGGGCCTGGGTCGATCGCCCCAGGAGGGGGCGATTCGTCTTCGAGGTACTCCTTGGGCTTGCCCAGCCTGTCCAACAACTGGAGCAGGAGCGTGCGCTCCTCGGCCCGGATACCGGGACGGCGCAATGCCTCCTTGAGTCTCTTCTCCTGCCGCTTCAGGTACGGCGCTCGAAGCTCAATGGAGATCATGTTCTGGGCAAGGTGTTTCATACGATGTCGGTCTGGTCACGTCCGGGGAAGGGAGCCATCGGCACCGTCTCCGGGTCGGGCACCACACGAGTGCGACCCACGTACATCGGCTTCCCAGTCAACCGGTAGCGATCCGAAGCAGCGTTCCCCTCACCGAAGCCCGTGGGGCTGATGATGCCGCCGATGGTGACGCCCGCCGAGCTCTGAGCCGCCTGTCCGACCTGGGCAAAGGTAAGAATCACCATCTGGATCTCATCACCATCCGTGGTCGTGTCATCCGTCGAGAAAGCCTCCTCAACGAAATTGCGAACCAGGAGAGCCTTGCAAGCGAGCAAGCCGCCCTTGAGCACCGGCATCAGCGACGGTGGGAAGGTGTCCGAGAACCAGTCCACGACCCCGCCCGGGTTGCGACCACCGAGCACGAAGCTCGAGCCACCGCCACGGAACAGACGGAACCGCTTGCTACCGCCAGGGTTGGTGTTCTGATCAAACGCGGTGTACTGGAGGATCGCACCGTCCGAAGAAGCCAGAAGCTCTCCAGGCGATCCTGCGAACCGAGTGAACTCCTCACCGGCCGATGCGGTCAGAGGCAACAAACTCTGAACCGGACGGATACCACCGAAGAAGGTGTTGACGGCCGAGGCCGTGTCCCCCAGCGGGTTCTCACCGATGAAGTCAGAGTCCTGGACCAAGATGCCAAGCGGCAACCGCTCGGTCATGCCAGTCAGGGCGAGCTGAGTCGTCCCCGAACCCGCATTGAGTCGAAGGTCCTCACCTCCAATGAGGTTGGTCGTGGTCAGAACGGCATCAAGACCCTGAAGCCCGCTGGTCGGAACTCGAATCAAGAAGTCATCCGTGTTGTTGATCTGGACCCGGACCTCATTGCCCGCAGCCCCGACCTCGAACGCGACGAGCTCGATGCGAGGCGAGTCCGTGTCGTTGAAGGCCACGACGATGTTTTGGAGCTCCGTCCGAGCATTGATCTTCGTGAAAAGCTCGGTCGCGATCACAGCTACGTCCGGTGACGAAGCGTCGAACTCATCCGCGTTGGCCGTAGCACCATTCACACCGGTGAAAGAGACAGCCGTCCCGGTCGGAGTGAAGATGGTAACGGCCGAAGTTCCGTAGTCGAAGACGGGCACCGTGGCAGAGGAACCGGTGACCTCGAACGTGGCTCGGGCCCGATCCGTGTTATTGCGCGCCTGACCCTCTGTGAAGGCACGAGTCAGGATACGCCACGCCGGAGTGTCTCCCGTAGGCGGAATACGACCGGAAGCCGGCAGCGCGTCATTGGTGTAGCCCACATCCGTCACGGTGCCCGGGAACAGGCGACCGCCGATGTTGCCCGTGCCCATCGTCGTGTAGAAATCCACGGCGGCAAGCACCTGGAAAGACCTGGCGTTCGGACGCTGCGGGATCTGATCGCCGTTGTCGTCGAACTGCTGGATCGCGTTTGCCAGACCCACCGCGTCACCTTGACTGACCTGACCGTATCGGTTCTCGTAGTCCGACGTGGTACGGGTCTCGCCCTGGCGAGTCATGTATGGGTCGCCCTGGTACACGGTGCGGTTGTAGGCCGTGTAGACACGGCTCGAGTCCGGAGCCGCGCTCGGGATGCACATGAACGCACCCGAAAGCTCCGGGTTGTCGATGTCCGCACGAAGCGTGCCTTGGCCGTTGTGGCGCCGGGCCATGACGTAGTTGTTCTCGTTGATCCAACCGTTGCTGAAACCGAAGGCCGTGAACTCGAGCACGTACTCGAGCTGCTCCGGGAGCTCGCCGTCCACAAAGTTCGGGGACTTCGTGATGTCGATGGCGTTGAACGGCACGATGTACGTGTGGTCCCCCCGCACGCCCGTGAGGTCGAAAGCACCGTCCTCGCAGATGAAGAGGGTCTGCTTGTCCTGATCGCGACGGAGCAGGTTGACGGCCGGGTTGGCTTCGGGGGTCACACGGTCCGCCTGGTAGGTGACACCACCCTTCGCGACAAAGTCACGACGGTCGTAGACACCGTAGAGGCGGGCGATGCCGAGGTACGGAGGCAACTGAATGCCCTTGAGACCCGCACCGAAATCGGAGCTCACCGTGTTGGCAAGCTTCCGCGTGATTTCAGCCGCCTCGGAGCAAGCGTTCCCGATCTCAGTCGTCAGACGTCCCTGGTAACCCGGCTTGAGTGTACCAAGGATTGTGGCGAACTGGCCGTAGGCAAGACCGCCCGTCGCACCCGTTTGCAGGTACAGCGGAGTCACCTGAGCACCGCCGGTCATGTTGTCCTCACCACCGATGATGTCGAATACCGGGTTCGAAAGATTGGTGGTGTCGCAGAACAGGTGGTTGATCCCCTCCAAGAAGGTCCCCGTACCGAAGACAGGACCGTTGTCTTGGAAGTATGGGATGTCCTGGCGCCCGAACCGAGGCATGTACTGCGAGGGCACCGGGTACCCCATACGCAGACCGGTCGTGAAGATCTGCGCGTCGTCCTTGGGGCCGTCCCAACCGTTCAGGATGAGGGACGGGTTCGGGTACTCCGTTCCGTTGTTCGGGTTCCCCACGGTTGCAGCGCCCAACAACGTGTTGGTGTTTGCGGGGGGAAGCGACGTGGGGTCCGCCGTGTCCGTGATGATCGTGTAGCCCTGGAACGTCATCGCCTGACGCTGGAAGGGACGGAACAACAACGTCTTCGAACCGTTGTCGAAGAAGCTCTCGTTCTCGCGATCGATCTCTGAGCTCAACACCACGTTGCCACCGTAGTCGGGGGCTTGAGGCGCAGGAAGACCAAGGCTCGGAAGTCGGTTCCACGTTTGGATGTGCGTGGGACAGTAGTCCACCTCAGCCGGGTTGCTCGGAGCTCCCGTATCCGTCGGGAAGTTCGGGTCGAGCACAGCACGACTCTGACGCAGAATTGTGCTCACCGGTGACTGGATAGTGATGCGGTTGATCTGGTCCGGAACACGAGCCATCGCACCGCGACCAGGGTGGTACATCATCGTGAGGTTGAGGACCGCCTTGAAGTCGAAAGGCGTCTGAAGCGAGTGCCCAGGCTTCGTGCCCGGGTTGATGTTGGCCTCATTCCAGGGGTTCGAAGCTCCGCCCGCGACCGCACGAAGGTCCGTGAGCGTGATCGTCATCGCAGCGGGACCGCCTGCCGAACCATTGCCGTCCTCAGCGTTGGTGATCTGCGAACGAAGCTCAGCCGTGACCGTGTTGGTCGTACCAGCGTTGTTGAAATCGTCGATCCCCTGCGAGATGAACTCGACACGCAAACGGTTGCTCTGACTTGCCGGGTTGGTTGTGAGACCGCCATTAGCCGCCGTCGTGCCCGCGCCAATGACCCGGAACGCGCCGTTGTTCTCGATCGTGTCGTCGTCACCGAAAAGGATGAGATAGACCTCAGAAGACTTGCCGGTGATGTCGCGACCCCCATTGGTGAGCATGTCCCAGAGGGTTCGTTGCCCACGAAGCACCGGGAAGTTCAGGGTCGTGGGGTCGTTGTTGAACGCGCCGCCAGTACCCGACCACCAGTCTCCGGGGTTGTCGAAGTCGATACCCGGAAGAACAATCTCGCCCTCACCGAGCGGGATAGTGCCACCCGACAAGGTGAAGCCTTCGAGCTGTGTCGCAGCGTCGATGCCCGTGATCACCGAGGCACTGTTGAGCACGCCACCACAAACCAGGTAGGGCTTCTCGAAGTCGAGCGACTGAAGCGGGTACATCGGACCCGGGAACTCGGTCGGGTTTTGACCGGGACCAGCAGGGGACAGAGCTTGTAGACCCGCCCCCGCCGTCGCCGAGCCGGTGTTGAACTGGGTCGAGTTGACCCACAGCATCGTCACCGGGTTCTGCAACCCGGTATCGTCGTTGGGGAACTGAGTCTTCCAGTACTCGAACGGAGAGACGAACCGCACCGCTCGAGTGCCTCCGTCACGGAAGGTCTTGCGAGCTCCATTGGTGCCGTCATCGCCACCGATGTAGAGGAAAATGGTGGTGCCGTCCGTGAACCCAGGGTTCGTGTTGTTCTGGTTGTTCATGAACGCAGCCGGCTTGAAGTCCGCGCCCACGTCCCAGTCCACCAAGTCATCCAGGGTCTGGATGAAGCCCGCGTTGATCGTACCGTCAGGGTTCAGCAGCAGAGTCACGTCACCCTGGATCGCCGCCGCGTCCGACCAGATCTGACGGATGCCGTCTGGACCGTCGAGCGCCTCCGTGCCCACAGGCTCGGCAGTGGCACCATCTTGCAGGAGGTAGTCCACTTCCTTGACTGTGACGCCCTGAGTGTCACCACCGTCGTTGCCCGCCTGCTTCCAGGTCGTACGCATACGGCCACGGATCAGGTTGGAGACGTTGTGAAGCAAGATCCGCGTGTAGTCCCAGTCCCCGATGTTCGAGCCGCGTCGAAGATCGAGGATGTCGTCTTGAGAGATTTCGTCCGCGAACAACCCGTCATCGCGGGTGTTGAAAAAACTGATCGCTGCCCCGGAACCGATCTCCCCACCAGCGTTGCGACCCGAGTGCACCACTGGGTCAGTGCCCCAACGACCACGACCGTTGGCGGGGATCGTGATGGTGTTGGGAGCCGCAACGGTATCCACGGCCGAGATGCCGATGATCTCACCGTCGATGACCATGAACGCCTTGCTCAGGTCGAGGTTCGGATCATCCCACCCAGAACCAATCAGGTTGTCTACCTCGATGATCGTGTCGAGCGTGAACTGCTCAGCCGGCATCTCGTTGATGAGCGACATGGTGGTCAGTCGCTTCACGCCATCTTGAGGGTTCGCCAGGGTTGCCGCTGACGGGTTGCGATCGAAAGCACCGTTCTGGTTGGGGCTCCCGCTGAGGTTCACAGCCACGTAGGGCTGGTTGTTGCGACGGAACACCGCGCACATCGGAATGGCGTACGTGTAGCCATCCACAGTCCCGAGAGCGTTCTGAGAATCGCCATCACCAGCACGCCACAGCGAAGGGTCCCCCAACGCCGCGCGCATGTTCTCGAAGGTGAAACTCGTGACAGCCGTTTGGGGGCCCTGAGCAAACACGTTGGGATCACCGAGACCATCGGGATATACCGAGAGGTCCGGGCTCGAGCCAGCACCCGAACCGGAACCAACGACACGGATTCGGTACTGAAGCTGCACCCGCTCCGTGGTCTCGAACCCGATCGTCGGATCGGTGATGTCGTCATCGAGGTTGGTGCCCCCGAATTCGACGTTGCCCCACTTCCAGATCTTGTTGGCGGCAGGCTTGTTTGCCGTGCTCGGGTTCGGAGCGACGTTGACGAGCCACGCCTCCAAAAAGACGAAGTCGATGCGAGAGTCGCTCTCAGGGGGAGGGAACAGACGCACTTCGTTGGAGGTCGCACCCTCCGTCGTGATGTTGGAGCCAGACACCGGGATGATCCACCCGTTGACGTTGGCGTACATCACCGGAGCGAGCTCTTCCGGATCTCCAGCGTCATCGTCCTTCTGCTGTCCGAACTGGAAAAAGTTCGACCAGTTCTGCGAAGTGACGTAGTCATCCAGCGCCCGAGTGGGGTCCAGGAAGAATCCAGAGTGAGTCTCCACGCGGACAAGCTGAGCGAGCTGCTCAACCTGGTCCTGCTGAAGCAGGTTCAGCTCGGAGTCCAGGGGCGGCTTGCCTTCTTGGAAGACAACGGCCTGGAACTGCCGGGCGAAAGCATCGAGAGTACGAGAGACACCATTTCCGAAATCTTGGGACATAGCTCAAAGCTCCATCGGGGCCCACTGGGAGCCTTTGGACAGGTTTACGGGAGCAGGCAGACACTGATGGTTTTCAGGGGCGAACGCCTTCTGGGGAGTCAGGGGGTCGGTCCAGTCAAAAGAGCTGAGAGGACGAATGTGGTCGATGTGCCACTCGGCACGGGGCCCAGGACATGGGCCGAGATGGTCCAGGATCGCTTGATAGTCGATCCCGTACTCGTCAGCCGTTTTTACTTTGCCGCCAGGGACATACACGTAAAAAGCGTGATGCAGCCGGGACCGGAGCCTTTGTTGCAAAGCAAAGGTTTCGTCTTCGGCACGACGTTTGTTGACGTACTTGCGTTGACAACGACGCCACGCATCTCGACCGTGGTCGGTCGCAAGATACCGGTCAAACGCCCTTTTGGTAGCGGCGTCCCCTTCGGGGGTTTTCCGGTATCTTTGGCGATAAGCCGCCAGCTTGGTTTTCCCTTGGGGACTACTCTCCCATTTTTTCCGTGAAAGTGCTTGGCACTGCACACAGGGACCCGTTCGGTTTTTCCCCCGATACCGCCAAGATTGGTTTGACCCCGGCTCTGACTCATGGCCACGACGACAGAGCGCTCCGAGCACATGCTTGGTTGCGTCAGGCTCGAAAACTCCGGTTTTTGATCGGAACGGGGACATCAGAAAAGAAGACCGTAGTGGGCCAGGTAGTACTTGAAATCCGGATTCGTATTTTTGAACGCCAACCGGATCAACAGCCCTGGATTACAGAAGGCGATGGGAATAAGACGCCCAACGGGGAAAAAATTTGCACCGTCATTGATGGAGATGAAAACCTCGAAATCCGAAGGTTCTTGGTCCACTTCCAATGCCTGACGGACTGCTGGAGTGTTGAGTCCCGCAGTGGCGCCAAAACTTGAACGGACATCGTTAGTGGTGGAAAAGCGATACACGTACCAGTAGACCGCAAATTCCATCGCCCCCACGCCCCCCGTGAGAGGGCCCACGTCGATGGTGTCGGTCACGAGGACGCCCGGACGCTCGAGCCCGAAACCGGGGGCGTCGTTTTGAGGGAGCACTGCCACCGAGTTTGCCGCGTTTCCAGTCGGCAGTGGGCCAGCGGTCCCACGGCCGAACTGGAATCGTGAAATGTGGGAGGCCGTGATGGGCGAGCCTTCGTTCAAAACCCCGGCCGGATCGAGATCGTCCATGTCCGCGCCCTCGATGAGAGGGTTGAACAGGATGTTCTCGTACTGAGGGAACTGGACCAGCAACCCTGCGAAGTTCCGGGCCACGACCGAGTTCGGAGCTCCGCTCGGGAGAATGAAGCTGTTCGGCTCGACGGCGACTTTGACCCCTTCCGCGATGGGGACCATGTACTGGCCGTTCCGCGCAACGGGGGTTCCGTTGGGCGGATTCTTCTCCAACTGGATGATCTCGTTGGATTCGAGTGTGGCGACGATGCGCATCGAGCGTTCCTGTATGGGGCCGACCTATAAGCTGAAAAATGGCCGTTTCTACGGCAGCAGCGGGAGGTTGAAAGTGCCCAGATCCTTCTCCAGCACGACAGAAACGTGGTGGAAATTGAGGTCGAAAATGCCGGGATTGGCTGTTGCCGTACGACGAGCTCCTCCGCACACGAACATGCCCGTTCCGCTCGGAGTCGGGAGCAGGTCACCCTGCGTCACGTTGATGCTGTCGATGAGGTTCTTGTTCTGGTCGAAGACCCCCATTTTCACGATGTTGGAAAAGGGACCATTCTGAGGACCATACGGCTGAACCTCGATCACGAAATAGTAGGCTTCGGAGACCAAGTTCACCGGGTTCGACGAAGCCGGGGTGGTCACCACGTTCTCGACTCCCGAAAGACCCCTCGTCCAGTAGCGCCAGTTCGGCCCTGCGGCGTTGTCAAGCTGGAACCCCACCACCGTGTACCGGAGCGGCAGACCCGGCTCAGCACCGCCCAGAGGGCCCTGAGTGATGAAGTCCACGGTGGGGGCGAAGGGCGCTCCACCCTCATCTTGCACAAGCCCGACAAACGCTTTTCCGCTTTGCGTCGTCACCCGGTACTCCGTCGAAATCTTGGCGACGAAGCGCAAGTTGTCCCGCATGTGGAACTGACCGTCACCAGCAGGGATGCCGCCCGGTGTGGTGATCCACCCTTGCCAGTCAACACCGGCACCACCGTCGGTGCTCATCGGGATGGAAGGTCCGAACGGCGTGATGGTGAACCAGTTACCCGGTTTGGAGCCACGCGGGTCACCGAGCGGAACCTGGTAGTCCAGGTTCATCAGCAGACCCTCTTCGTCGTAGTAGTTTCGGAACGGGTCGACCAGGTTCACATCGCCGATGGGGTACAGCAACTTGGACGGCGTGATGCGTCCATAGGCACGATCCTGGAACCCAAAGTCAGGGAGGCGCCGGATCGTCATCGACCCGTCGATCTCAGGCCGCATCCGAGCGCCCTCAAAACGAAGAGTATCGGCTCGAGTCGAACTACCGTAGTAGGTGTCCGATGGCGCAAAGTTCGAGACGAACGGGATCGAGAAGGACTCGCGACGGAACACCACTTCACGACGCAAGACCACAAAGCGAGACTGCGCACCCGGGAACAACGAAGGGTCCGGGTTCACAGAGTTGGCCTTGGCCGAAATGCCGCCCAGAGCAGTCCCAGCCCCACCACCAGGAAGGACAACAGGAACTTTCGTCGTGTAGCCCCAAAGCCCAAGCGCCGCGCTTTGGCCAGAACCCGTCTGGATGGTGATGACACCCGTCTCCGGCCCATCCCAAACACGATCGAGGACGATGTCTACGTTGCCTGTCAGGGCCGAGACGCCGATGTACGGGTTGGTCGGAACGAAGGTCGTGTTGACCAGATCGATTTTGGCCGAAACCTCTTCGCTATAGGCGTCGTGGTCCTTGAGACCGTCCGCGTCGTGCGTCGTGACGCGCAGGCCCGTTCCGAGTTGCGAGTCCTCCATCGAGTACGGCACGCAGGCCGCAAACAGGACAACTTCGCCACGCGGGTTGTTGCCGGTCAGACCCGTGATGCCGTTCGGGATCACGTCACTCGGTGCGAGCGGAACGTTGGCTCGAGACTGCGGAGGCGGATGACTCAAGCGCACCACACCAGACGAGTAGTCGATGTCGACGTACTGCTTCTCGTTGATCGAACCGTCAATCACGAGCTCGCGGCCCGTGATGGGACGGTCGAAATCCGGAATCGTCTGCGTCGGGTCGAGAGGGCTCTCCTTGGCCGGGAAAAGCACCATGCGGAACCCGAGATCCATCATGTTGCCGGGGTTCTCGATGTTGCGGATGGGGCCCCCAGCCGCGACAGAGCGCGTATCGAAAATGGCGCGGTCAGGGCGACCCGGGCCCGAACCCGGCGGCGGTGCGGGCTGGCCACCCGTCAGCAGCGGATCGGCGATCTGTTTCTCGAAACGCCCGACCCACTGAGGATCGATGAGCGTCTTGAGGCGAGAGGACTCGACGTTGTCGAGGTTGAACTCGTTTTGCCACAAAGACGAGATCGACTGATGCAGGTTGAACAGCAACCCCACCTCTTGACCGGCAAATATGTTGCTGACGAAAGGACCAGGGCCCCAGTAAGTGAGACCCGTCTGCGGGTCGGTCTCGGGCACCCGGTTGAGCAAAAGACGGTCGGGACCCACCAAAAGGTCCACCATGTCGAACCACCCGAAACAACTTTCGATCGTGCCGAAAGACAGCCCCGGGAGATCGTCATCACGCTGGGTGACCGACACATTGACGATGGGATATTCGGAGGTGAAGAGCCCCGTCGTGTACGTGGTGGGGTCCGTGATGTCGATGATCCACTGGCCCACCGAAGACCCGAGCGCGAAAGCACTCTCCACCGTGCCTGCCGCTTCTCGTACGGGGTTGGGGACAGGCAGGCGTACACGGCCGCCATAGGCAGCGGGAGCCCCTCCAACAACGAAAGAACCTCCTCGAGAACTTGTGAACCCACCTTGCAACCAGGTGCCGTCTCCAGGAGTGCCACCGTCATACGGTGGGAAATTGTCGCCGCCCGCAGCGCGCTCGGGAGAAATGACCACGAAGGTCTGCTCGCGTCCCGAGGTGGACATCCCGTCGTTACCGCCCGCCGCACCAGATTGCGGAATCGCCTGGAGGCGCGTGACGTAGGGACGAAGCAAGGTGATGGCACGGATGCTCAGCGTAGGAGCACCCGAAACATCGAAGTAGTCCTGCAATCGCTTGTCAGGGTGGAGCTCGATGCGAAAGGGCAGACCGATGCCCACCAAAGGAATCGCCGACACACGGAAGAGCTCAAAACGAGCCGTGTCTGCGTTGAGGTCCAACGCGGGCATCGGCGTACGCCCCGCAGGGATGCTGCCCGGGTTGAAACCATCGTCCGTGATGACCACGTACAAGCCACCGTTAGGCTCAGCCGGGTCGCCAATAGTCCAGCCGCCGCCTCCTCCAGGACCGTAGGCACTGAGCAAGTTGCCGGAGTACGGCTGCATCACGTTCGGGTTGCCGTCAGGGCGCACGTCCATGATGAGAAGGTCGCCGCCGTTGGGGCCAGCACCCAACGAGACCTGCCACGTCCAGTCCATGAACGGAGATTTGAGAGTCGGTCCGATGACCTCGAAACCGATGGGGTGCCCCACCAAACTCGGGCCCTTCTTGCCGAAGGTGTTCGTGCGCCAGTTGTAAGGCACGAAGTTGATCTCCGGAGCGCCGCGATACCCGAGTTTGCTGATCTTGCTCCGGATGGGAACGGGAGGCCCTTGAGGATCGACCCCGGCCACGGGCTCGCTGACCAGGTTTCCCGTGGGGTTGATGGTCGATCCCATCCCGAACTTGTACTGGGCCGCCCAAGACCCCGAGAACCCTTCGATGATCTTGGCCGCCGCCGACGCTCGGTTCGCGTTGACGGTTGCGTCACGGTCAATGAGCTCCTGCCACGGCTCGAGCTCCGAACGTGTTTTGGCGTCGCGCTCAAACCCCTTGCGGAGCTTGTCGAGGAGTTCCTTATCCTGATCAGTAAAATCGGCCATCGTTCATTCCTTACGGGAAGGGAGGCGGCCCGAAAGGAGTCGCATCGTTGGGGCCCAGACCCGTGCTGTGTCGAAGCACAGTCACACCGGTCAAAGCGCGGGGGACATCAGAGGTGGCGTTAGGACCTCCCTGAGTGAAGTTGAGGGCCTGGCCCTCCATGTTCGACCGAATCCGAGCGCGGAAGAACACCGGAGCCACTCCGATGAAGGCTCCCGAGTTCGCGAAGATGTTGACAGCCGGACCCACGTTCACACGCACCTGACAGAACACAGTACCCGTCACGGCGTCACGCCCGTTGAAGGTCACGGTCGGGTCGATGATCTGACAACCAGCACCGTCGAGCAGAGGGTCCTGCTTTGAGGGGCCGTCCATGTCCGCGCGGCCGATGTCCATCCACGTGGTCAAGCCAGGGATCTTGATCTCGAGCGCGATGCCCAAGCCACCGGGACCGGGAGGCAAGTACGCAAAATCTTCGAGCTCGAGGCCATCGATACGAAGCGTCAGGAAAGGCTGACCCACAACGGTGGGCTCAGGAGTCGCATCATTGCTGTAGGCCGCGTCGAAGATGCGGTAGTAGAAACGGTCGTTCCCAGCCGCAGGCGCCCCCGAGTAGTCGAACTGCGCCGAAGTGATGTCACCCGCTACCAGCGACGGCCGGAACCCGGTTGAGTAGTCGATCTGCGGGTAGATGACCATGCCGCTGAACGGCTGCGGGTTCATGACGCCATCCGTAGCCGGAGGGTCGCGATCAGGGAGTCCGCTGACCTGAAGTTCGTTTTGAACCAAACCGTCCGTTTGCAGGTCACGGACGTAGTAGTCGGCACGCAAAGAGGAGGCGCCTCCCAAGGTAGCGAAGGGCTCACTTGCGATACGCACCGGCAACTCGATGGGGCCCAGGGGTCCAAAAGGTAGACCCGGGCCCTCGAGGTTGCCGAGAAGAAGACCCGCGTTGAACGTGGGGTCGATGCCCGGCAGCGTCACCTCTGCGTACCGGTAGACCTCATCGTAGAAACGCTCTTCCACGTCTTTGCGAGAACTCTCGAGGCCCGCACGCGGAGGCGAGTCTCCCACACCGGTCTTGAAGTTGCCGTACGCCCCTGCGCCCACGAAAGAGGGCGAATGGGACGTGGTGTGCATGAGGAGCTGGTCCCCGGTAGGACTCGGGAACAAGAACGTCGTGCTCGTGACCGAAGCGTCCTGCTGACCTTGGGGTTTGCGAGCAAAGAGCCGTACTTGACCATCGAAGGTGAAGTGACACTGGGAGTCGTCACCCGCGAAAGAGATGGGAGTGTCGCCACCCAACAGGATGATGTCGGCCGAGCTGAGCACGGTCGGACCTGTCGCCAGATCGAACGGACCACTTACGGAATCCACGTCCGTGTACTGGAAATCGACGCGCTGGTACGTGGCGGTTCCCGTGTAGCCAACACCAGCTCCGTTGATGATGTTGAAATCAGCGGTTCCGATGCCCAGGTACAGGATGGCAGGGTCGCGGTGCCATAGGCCCGCAGTTTCCTCCGCCGGAGGCAAGCTGGGACCACCCAAGAGGTAGGTGGGAGAAAACAGACCCGCAGCGCCCCAAGCCAACGTGTTGATCTGCCAGTTGGTGCCAAGACCACTTCCGTTGGGGAGGAAGTACTGGATGCCCGAGACGAACATCGTCTCGTCCACCTCACTCGTGAACGTGTAGCTCAGAGCGTTGGTGAGCAGAGGGTCGTTGGTGTCGGTAAGAACCGCCGAGCGGTGGAGATGGTAGGCCCCGGAAGTAACCGGCGGAGATACCGGATCAACCAGGTTGTCGACGCTCTCCGGGTTGATGTAGTTCGACATGTCTGCGCTCCACAGCTCATAGCCGAGCGACAAGTCGTCAGGCATGATGCCGTCTCGAGCGAAGGCTTCGAAGTCCCCTTCGCGGCGGAAGTGCAGCAGGATGTACGAGCCGTTGTCGGGATCGCCGAACACGGAACGGTCGAACTGGTGACGGTAGCGAGCGACCTGGTACGTCCAGTAGTCCTTCGAGAAGTTCGCGTAGTCACCGGCTTGCGTCAGATCCACGAGCGGATCGAGCGCAACAGCAGGTTTCGTGAAGTACCGAGGCTTCTGTACGTCAGGGGTGAACTTGAGCCCCGTGGCCGACGTGTAGTCATCGAGGTGTGGCAGGCGGTAGCCGAAGAAGTTGTTGTCGTTACCGCCACCCGTGGCCGCCGTGGTGCCGCCGAGAACCGGGATGCCCCCGGGCACGATGGGAACACCGGCCGCCGGGTCAGATCCCAGACGAACTTGTCCGGCACTGGGATCTGCACCGCCAGGGAGGGCTGCTCCCGTCTCACTGTCGATGCCCAGGTGGAGCTCCACCAGGTTGTACTGGCCCGTGGCGCGTCCCGGGAAAGCGTACACATCCGGGTCGCCTTCCGAAAAAATGCCGCCGGGATCGCCATCGCAATCCCCGTTGAGACCTTGGCCACACAGGATGGCCGCGATGACACGCTCGGTCAGGGGTTGCGCCAAGAACTCAGCGACACCTCCGGCTGCCGGCCAGTGAAACAGAGCGATGACCCCTCGGTCTGCCGGATACACGGCGCCAGAGATGACCACGTTCGTCGTGCCTACCCCCGCGTTGAGGGTTCGGGCAGTTTCCACGATGGGCACCGTGCGTGTGAAACCGCCGTGATGCGTGAAGCCAGGGCCACCGCCGGTGTAGCCCACGTCCGCGATGTTGAAAGTCGGGTCCGTGTCGGGGTCGTTACCCGGGATGGTGAAAACCACACCACCAGGGTTGTCGGCAAAAGCGGTCGAGAAGATGTTCTGTGTCTCGTACGGAGGGAAGAACCACTCGTTGTAGACCCAGAAGTCGTTGTTCGGGTTCGACGGGTCCGGGCTCGTCACATCACCGCGCGTGATGAACCCACCGTCACGCAGCTTGAGGACACCCCAGTCCGTGATGCCCGTGAAGGTCAACGCATTGGAGAAGTTACCGATCGTCGGAGGACGAGCCGGGATCAGACCCGCAAGCTCGTCCAGGTTCTCCTGCACGTTGTCACCCGTGTAAGCCCCGTTCGAAGTCGTCGTCGAGATCGCCGAGGCCGGGTGTGCGTCCTCGGGGTCGTTGATGTGCGCCTCGAGCCCCTTGTTCTGGCCCTCGATGACTTCGTCCGTGAACGAATTGGAGTCCACCGAGTCCTGGTTTGCGAGACCAGAACCCTTCAGGATGGTGCCGGGATCTACTTCACGAGGCATCGTTTACTCCTGGTTCCCCGCGACCATCAGCAGATTCTTCGTTCGGAACACGCCGACACCGGTGTTGCCTCCAGCGTCTGCAAAGCTCAGGTCGTTGTTCGCGTCCAGAACAGCCCAGCGCGTGATCACGAGCAGAAGAAGCTCATCCTTACGGAACAGCACGCTGTCCTGTCGGGCGCGAACGAGCGCGGGCATGAAGACCTTGTGACGCACGACGTTGCTCATGCCCTGAGCCATGGCCGTCGGGCGGTGGCCCGAACGGTTGATGACCGGGTACACGGCACGGAATTCGGTGTCCTTGAACGGCTCGTCCGTCGTCGGCGTACCACCAAGCGTCCAATCGATCGAACCTTCGGCCGGCACCAATGAGTGCAGAGCGAGCGTGCCCACCTCGGCATCGAAGTCATCGATGCTGATGTTGGCCGTGGCCGCGAAGTAGTACTCGCCAGGGAACGTGTCCGGAGCCGGCGGGATCTCGGTACGGCCGTCGTTGACCGGAAGCTGATCGAGCGGGGCAAAGTGCGGGAACGGGAGTTCCACGCTGCCCATACCGACCTGGCCCGACCACACATTTTGACTGACGTACAGGGGTTCAACCTCGAGGGTGGCAGGCAGGGCGCCCCCAGCTCCCGTATACGGGAAATCGGTAACCGTGGTGCTGAGCACACCCTCTTTGGTGCCCACCGTCTGCGGCGCGTTGGTCCGGTAGTAGATCGTCTGTTGGTAACCGGCACCGGCGGGACCGAAGTTGGGGACCGCATCCTGAGCAAAGAACCGGACCTCACACAGAGTTTGGCCAGCACCCGAAAGCGGTACCGCCGGAGGGATACCGGTGTTGTTCAGCACGACGAGGCGAGTCGATGAACCGAACTCCGAAGCCGTGTCGTCCACGTCGCGCGGGTTGCCATCATCGAGGTCGGTCACCGACACACTGTTCATCGCGTCTCCCCAGAAACGGCGAGGGAGCACGATGTTTGTGGGGTTACGGCTGACCACCGTCTCCGGGGTAAGCGTGCCGATCGGGATGCCGGCGTTGCCTCCTCCCGCAGTGGGGTCGTTGGCGACGTACTCGATCATGACCTCACGGAAACCGGGTCGGAAAGAGGGCGCCAACCGGTCTTCCATGTCGGTGGGACGCTGGTCAGGACCCGTGGGGAGCCAGTTCTCCAACATCGCCGCGTAGGGGTACGGCGGGTTGTCGGGCGTGAGCTCGAGATCAGGAGTATCCGTCAGCCCGACACCCAGCGGGTAGGTGACCTCGAGCTCGATAAAGATGCGTCGAGGGGACCCCACATCGCCCGTGATGTTGGTTCCGACCATGTCGGTCGCCGCAGCGTTCAGACCACCCGTCACCTGCGTCGGATTGATGTCGAGCGTGATCTGAACGTTGGGCGTGCCCAAACCCACAATGGTCGTGGCCTTGACCGTCTGATCGACTGCGAAGTTCCAGTTCCCATCATCGTGGAACATGGACAGCACATCTGTCACGATGGTCCCAGGGGGCACCAGAGACGCCAGGACGGCTGCCGGAACCGGCCAGGACTCTACGTTGGTCGGGTCGAAATCGCCGAGGGTGGAGGCGTTCAGGAGCGTCAGATCGATGTTGATCTCGTCGCCTTCAGCCCACCCTGCGAATCCTGCGGCGTAACCAGGTCGCACAACGTATTTGCCAGGGTTTCCGGCCGGAGTGTCTCCGGGGAAGAACCCAAGAACCACGCGCTCGACGACGGGCTGGTCACCGAACCTTCGAGCGAAGTGATCAAAGTTTCGGATGGTGACGCCACGAGTCGTGTCTCCTGACAACGGCGCAACACCACCAGAAGCCGCCGTACGCCCCACCTCATTGGCCACCAGATTCTGCGTGGAAACGTCACCCGAACCGGAGCCGAGCACTTGCTTCGACGCGGTGTCGATTGCCCAGGTTCGCATGGTGCCGTCTTGCAGCACCTGCATCTGGTACTGACATTCAGCCGCCAGATCTTGTCCTGTGAATCGGATGTGGCGACGCAAGTCCATCACATCCGTCACACCGATGGCATCTGCAAAGGCGCCATCGGGACGGCTTGATTCGCCCACCCCGACCGGAGACAGGAAGAGGTTGGGGTTCACCGTGGCCGGGTGGTTGTGGAGAAGAGCACCGTTGGTGTTGGTCTGGGGATCGAACCCGACCCCAGCCGAGTTGTCGTTCTTGCGGAAGACAAACGCGAGGGGAATCGCGTAGACGAAACCATCCACGGTCCCAAGATCTGAAGCCGAGGTCGCAGTCCCGTTGCCGGCAATCCACAAGCCATTGTCGAGAATGCCGTATCCGATGTTGGTACCCGCAACACCGTCTCGAGCATCGCTGTTGTCGATGACGGTCTTGAGGTCCGCAGGAACGAATGGGTACATCGGAACTGGGGCCGTCTCCGATCCCTGAGCCAAGACGTTGGGGTTGCTGAACCCATCCGCTTGGAGCTTGAAGTCGATGCCTTCCGCTTCACCCGTGTGCCGGATGCGGTATTGAACTTGAACGCGCTTGGTCGTCTCGGCCGCAACATCCGGATCTTCGATGTCGTCCGCCAGAGCCACGGAGGCCGGTGACAACACGTTGCCGTGTCGATAGATCGAATCCTGCGTCGGCTTGTTTGGCGTATCCGCACCACCCGTCAGGAAACCGCCCGAAGGAAGGATAGCCGCCGGGTTGCTACTGCCCAGCGTGATGGCATTGCCCGCCGCCCCCGAAACGTTGGCCGTGATCTGCACGATGTTGGCGTTCGAGGTTGCGACGACGGTGCCGACCGCGATGTTGATCGCCGAAGCGATGTTGGCCGCTGTGCTGACCGGGTTACCGGGGATGATCTGGAACTGAAGCGGCCCAGGAGGGACAAGAATGCCCGTGAGAACGATGCCATCCACGGTGACCGTGTCACCCACACTGATGGTTACAGGGTCTGCAACGGTAAGTGTTCCTCGGGCCGAGGGGCTGTCGCTGACGAGAGCAAGCCAAACCTCGAGGAACACGAAGTCAGTCCGTTTGAATACCGGCGGAGCTCCGGGAGGGCTCGGAGCATCGAGAACGATCAGGTTGTCGCCCTTGACGTCGGTGTTGGTGTACTCGATGTCGAGTAGCATCCCGGCGACAAGCGCCTGGACCTTCTGCATGTGGAAGGCGTTGGCGACGAAGTCAGGATTGAGTGCTGGACCTGGGAGCCACGGATCATCGAAACTAAACTCGTTGAACGCATCGCCACGAGTCTGGCCACGAACCCAACCAGAAGGCACCGACCGTGCCTGCTCCTTGATGCGCTGGAGATCGCGGATGTCCTGCTCGAGGTTCTTCTCGGAGTCGAGGACGAGTTTGCCCTTCTGAGACACAACAGTGTCCCAGCTCCGCTCCTTGGGATCCAGGTACCGGCTTACAGAGGCCGGATAGAACTTGGGACGGGTGGGCATGGGAGAGCACCTAGAAGGTGAGACGCCAGGTGATGGTCAGGATCGAAGTGGCAGGCTTGGAGATCACGCTGAACGTCAGGTAGTTGACGAGCATGTCGTAGTTGGTGACATCGATCGCGGGGTCGTAGGCTTGACCGCCCTGTCCCGCAAAGTTCGGGTTGTTGTTCCGAATCGTCGTGTTGTTGGAGATCGTCGAAAGCAACCCCATCTCATTGAGAGGGCCGACAGCCTCCGACTCACCGTAGATGGTGGTGAAGTCCACGACGTTGGTCGGGATCTCAACCGCCGCACCGTTCGCGTCTCGGAAGGTAGTCTCCGAAAACGGCTTACGAGTAATCTCGTTGTTGAGACGACGCTGCTGGTTGGTGGGCGCGTCGGGGTTCAACACGGCGCCGAGTGCTCCGGTTCCGACCCCGAGCATGTTGATACCGTGGGCCGGCTCCTGGGGATCCTTCATCAGCCGAGCAACGAGTAGGCCCGCGTCGAGCGTCACCACGTTCTTCTTGTCACGCTGAAGCTGGAGCTCGTTCGTTTGAGCATCCCGCATTTCGAAAAAGACGTGACCCTCGACGGTCAGCAGGGAAGGCTCGCTGTAGCGGTGTCCCATGCCGACCTTGTAGCCGGAGCGGGCCTTCTTTAGGTTTTCACGAATGATTGTGGGCATGGGATCTCCCTGTTAGTGCCTTCCGATAGGATGAAAACCGCTACGGAGCCGGGGTTCCAGTCCCGAAGTAGAGGTTGGTCGTCGTGTTGGTGAGGGTGTCGTAGAGCTGTCCGAACACGCTCCAACCCACAGTACCGTCGGCGCCTTGGAACGGTGGTGTCCCCGGCCCCAACGGCGTGAACAAGATGGCTCCTTGAAGCACACCCCCTGGCGGTGCGTCGCCGCCGCTTGCTTTGAGAAACTCGGTGCTCGTGACTTGGCCAAACCCGTTGGCCGGGCCATCTGAGAAGGTGATCGGCTCTGTTTCTGTGAAACTAAGACCGCCAAACCCGATGCCGATCAGACCGTTGCCGATGTCGCCAGGGTCGTTGCCAGGGCTGCCTGCTTCAGCCGCACCAGGAACGCTGTCATCGCAGAAAGGTGAGAGGCGACACTCTTCACCTTCCGAGACTTCGCAGAAATCGATCTCCTCGTACTGCGTCTTCGGGTCCGATCGAAAATCTCGGAACCGGAACGGATCGTTGAGGATGAAGTCGGGGTCGGTGTTGAGGAGGTCGTTAGGATCGTTGATCCTCGAACCCCAAGCCAAGAACCCCTCGTCCTTCATCACCTGTGTTGTCTGGTACGGAGGCGTCCCCTCGTTGAGCAACGTGGTGCCGTCAAGCAGAGGTTGCGAACACAGGTACGTCTTCGTCAACGGCTTGCCCGGTGCGAAGTTGACAGTGACCGTAGCCTGGACATCGACGTTGTAGGCGTTGTCGTCAAACTCGTCGAACAGAGGCTCGTTTGGATCGAGGAAAACCTCGGGCGGGTACGGCCAAGTTTCTGACTCGTTCAAACTCGGATTGACGACGAAGGGATCTTCTTCGTCCGGCACATCGAGCGACGGGTAGTAGCCCAGATTCTGGGATGACGTGATCGTGATAACTTGAGTAGCCTGGTCAAACTCGAATGAACCAGGGTTGTAGACGACCTCTTCACCCGCATCGTTGACGTAAACGAGGTTGAAGATACGATCCGCCGTGATGTTGGTCTGAGAGAGCTCGATCGTGGTGCTGTTGGTAGACACCACTTCCACGGACTCCACGGTCACGTCAGTCGTGAATTCGCCACTCGTGATGACGTTGTACTGGTTCAGCACCATGTGCGGCGGCATGATGAAATCCTCGCTCGCGTACCGGTAAACGCGGTAGCGGACTTCATCAATGCGCGTCTGACTGATGGAACGAGGATCCAGAGCGCCGAAAGAGACAAACCCGAGCGAATCCGAGGTCCGAGGAAGGTGCCGGTACTCGACATTGATCCAACCCGCACTCGGTTCGGTGAACTGTGTAGCGAAGTTGCCCGTGAACCCGGGAGGCGGCGGGAGATCCGGCCGCAAGATCGTGACGCCCCAACCCGGGTCTCGGTGAATTCGAGCTCGAATCCTCGAGCGCCAATCCATCTCCTCCACTACTGCTGACAGGTCAGAGTTCGGCACGTCCAGGGTGTCCGTGCGCGGGATCTCCCACTCGTTGATGTCGTCAACATCACCACCAAGCCAGACGCCCAACGTACGCTTGGCCGTGCTCGGGGGGAGTACCACGACAGAGAAGTCCTCGACTTCGACTTGCGCGTCCGTTGTCGTCGAAGCAAAGCCGAGCGTGGCTTCGGTGTCCGTAGAAGAGAACGAGAACAGTGTGAGGTCCGCAGTGCCCAGCACCACGTCATCCACGATCACGGAGACAACGTCCACGTCTGTGTCTGCGATGACGCGATACGTGTGGAGCTCTCCGTCATTCCAAGCCACATCGAACGCGACAACTTCGATGCCTGTCTCGAGAGAGAACAAAGAAACCTGGTCCGGGTTACCCCCGGCAGCGACTCGAAGTTGAAGCCCCACACCTCGTGCTGCTCCGATGGGGCCTACGTCTGTTCCGATGAAGATCCCCGTGTCTCCAACAGGGTCCAAAGCACCAATGCTTGACACCTTGATACGAGATTCGAAGATGCGACCATCGCCAGCCAAAGAGGTCGCGGGGGGTTGAAGCAAGACGAGCGTGTAGAGCAAGGTCTCGCCAACCACCTGCGTAAACTGAAGGCGTTGGCCTTGAACCTGTTCGAGCGTGAGCTGACCTGTCTTGAGCCACCCCTGCTGGTCTGGAAGCAAGAGTCCAGAGAGCGAAAGATTCTCAAGGTTGAGGAGCGAACGCTCGGTCCCGTTTTCGACGTAAAGGAGAGTGCCGAGACGAACTTCTCGTGTCCCATCCTTCACGCTGTAGAGCAGGTCACCTCCCCCAAGAACGCCGCTGTCGATCTGGAAAGTCGTGTCCACATCGATCGCCAAACGCCGCGTCAAGAAAGGCTCGATGCGTGCGTACCCGATCGTGAGATCCTGACCCTCAACCCCTGCCTGGTTGTCGGCCGAGGTGGCTTTCAGCAGAATCTGGTCTCCAGTTGAATCGATGATGCGAGACCCGAATTCCTGAGTTAGGAACCAGATGTTGTTGGGGTCGTCTTCCGGCAGATCGTTCATCTCTGCCGCGACCACAATCTGTCGGAAGTTCTGAGTCGTGACCCCCGGGTCCACTCCGTACCGGAAGAAGTGCCAGTTGCTCAGGTTGCTCGCACGCCGATCCAGAGATCCCCAGAAGACCTCTCCGTCCTCACCCGTCGGGTACATCAGGACACCATCTGGGGGGATCGCGAAAGGAGGGGCACCCTCGAGGGTGAGCGAAGACCCCGAGAAGGAGCTCCCAACGAAAAGCTCCGCGAGTCCATCAGGGAGCAGCTTGATGTCGTTCTTGACGACAAGCCGGTACGTTACGGGGCGGTTGGTATCACCGTCACCGTCCCATCGTGCCTCGAACACGATCGTGAAATCACGGTTGCCGAAAATCTGCGGATCAGCCGGGAACGGTGAGTCTGGATCGATGGAGACGGTGCTCGTGCCGTCTGTCTGATCGACGATCTCGATGACCTCGTAGATGCCCGCCTGAGTTCCGTCGAAGATCTGAAAACGAACAAGGTCGTCGGCGATGAGTCGCTCTCGAATACGCTGTGGAAGAGCATCCGACGCCGTCGAGAAGGACGTGCTGTCCAGGATCTCAACAGGGGTTTGGTACGCGAGCTCCCACGATTCCGCGAGTTCAGGGAACGCGGGCTCGACCAACATCCCAACATGCTGGATGTCGTTGATGACCAGACAACCGACAAGGTAGAGATGGTTGTTCGTGTGGCAACCGAAACCCACTCCAGTGAAGACACCGTCTGGGTCTGGAAGCGTCGTAGTGGAGTCCGTAGTTTCCGAAGGAGGAACCTGGAACCGCGCAACGATGATGATCGAGGACGTGTAATCTGTCTCAATCGCCTGCGTGTAGTAGGCAACCGATCCTGTCCCAAAAGGCCCGCTGGTCTCCTTGAAAATCTGATAAACACCGCCCTCGAACTGCTCCTCATTCACGTTCAAAGGCGGGTCAGGGCTGAAGTCGATGATGTCCGGAAGTACGAACTCGTTCTCGCCGACCTCTGTCCAGGGAGGTGTCGTTCCCGAGGGGTCAACGTCACCCTCATAGAAGACCACAACACCCTCGAGATCTCGTTGCTCGTTCTCCAACGCAACCTGGTGCGGATTGCGGTTCAAGAGCAGCGTCGTTGGACTGTTCAAAGAAGCCGTGTACGGCTTCTGGAACGCCACAAAACGCGGACTTCGAAGAAGTGGCTTGCGACTGTTCGGGCCCGCAGGGCCCAAAACGATCCCCATCGGGAAACGTGAGAACTCGATCCCATTCGTACCGCCGCCGGGCAGTCCCACACCGCTCGAGTTACCTCCCGTGGGGCACAACGGCTTGCAGTCGAACTTGTTGAGCACCAAACCCAGCGTGTTCAAACCCGCCATCGCCATGATGGGAGACGGAAACCAGATGTAATCCACCGTCACGTCCATCGTGCCCGGAGGCATCAGAGGGATCGGAATGGTGGGGAAGATCTTTCCGTAGTACGGGTTGACGACATCGACCTCAACAGGGACTCCGTTGACGTACAGGACTACGTCTTCCTTGGTGGCCGGCGTCGCGTTCCCCCACCCCTTCACCAAAGGACCCTTCGCCGTGAGAAGGAAGTCCTTGGTGTTGGCAGCCGAATACCGGCCGGGAACCCAGGAGGCGCCGTGAAACTAGCCGTCAACCCAGCCACAATGGGTTCGCCATTCACGACCACCGTGTACGTGTCAGCCCGCTGGTTCCGGACCAGGGACACGGTGACCTGTTGGCTCGTCCAGTCGATACTCGAGCTCGCCGTAAACAAGCCCGAGTTGATCTCCAACGTGTCGATGCCTGCCACGCGCTTGAACGCGAGCTCCACCTGGACTGAGCTGTCATTGATCAGAATCAGCAGGACTGTGTCGGAGTCCGGGGGAGGATCGATCTGCCCCGCCGCCGAAGCATCGAACGTAACGTCCGCTCGGTAGCTCGAGTTTGGAAGGAGTTTCCCGCTCGTATCGAGGAAACGCCAACCGTAAGCGAAACCTACTGGCACGGAGAGCAAGACCTCATCGGTGCCCTGCACCGTGCTTCCGGTTCCGAGTTCTTGAGACAGGAAATCTGCCTGCGGATCGTTTGGAAGGAAGGTCGCGTCGTAGTCGATCGCCGTTGCCGGACTAACCACGCCCGTGTACTGGGCGGAAGTCATGCCGATCACGTCAACCTTCACCTGCTTGAGGTCAGCGTTGAACGGGTGCGTGACCGTCTGAGGGATGATGTTCTGCGGGTACGTCGTCTCGTAGCCGTAGGCATCCGGCTGCAAGATGCCAGGGGTGAACCCTGCCTCTGTCAGCATGTCCTGCTCGAAGTCGTAGCGAAGCTCCGACCCCGAGATGGGCGTGATCGTGAAGGGAGGTGGCTCACCTTTGCAGAGAACCTCTGCCTGGTTCAGAGGGGCATACGCCGCGATGGCGGTACCACCGATGTCTCGAGGACCAGAGACGATAACCCGGTACAGGCCGCCCAGTGTCGTGCCCGTGTGGTTGAGCAGCACGGAGGTCGGACCCCAGACACCATCGACTCCGGTTTGGACGCTCAGCACCGTGACCGGAGCGGCACCGGTGATGTCCATGATCGTGTAACTTGCCGGATCGAACAGGTCGGCGTCCGGTGACATCTCATTCGAGAAAAACACCTCGATGATGAAGCCCGTAACCGACACCGCCGAGATGACCTCGGGTGGGTTCGCAAGACCGTCGATGCAGCCGTAAGGGCCCGTGCCATACGCACACCCACCGTAACCTCCGGTGATGGCGATCGATGGCTTGCCGAACCCACCAAGAGCACCGTAGGGGCTCGTGCCGTACGCATAGCCACCGTAACCTCCGATAGGAGGCACGGTGGGGGGAAGCATGACGCCTCCGAGCCCCCCATAGGGGCCAGTCCCGTAGGGCTCAAGTCCGTAGCCGAAGACGCTCATCTACCACAGCGCAAAGTTGGGGTTCGGTTACACAGTACCGGTGAGAGACAGGGTCAGTCCGTCCGTTCCAGCCGGCTGAACTGCCGGGTAGGTGACTTCGAAGAGCAACATGTGCGGAACACCCGGGGGCACCACGAACCCGAGCTGTGCGAGAGGTTGAACGATGAACGCGCCGACCGGGACGCCGGGGGCGATGGGGCCACCGAGTGTGCTCAAGTCGAAACCGGCCGGGCTGTAGCCCGCGCCGCCGAGGGGATCGATGATGGGCACCACAGGGCCACCCAGAGGACCGAGGTAGACCTGCACGAAAGTGCCGGCGGTGAAGGGACCACCGACCGCCCAGAAGAGCTGGAGGGGTCCTGGGCTGCCTGGAGGGCCTGCCGGGGCCGGAGCCACCGTGAAACCCGTCGTGCTGTTGATGACATCGAACTCCTGAACGATGAGCGGAGGCACGATGATCGCCGGAGGCGTCGGCACCAACATCTGCCTCGAGTAGGTGTCTTCGACTACCCCACTGGCAGCCAGGGTGATACGACCCTGAGCGTCAATCGTCAGATCAGTCCGCGTGTAGGATCCGGGCGCAACGCCCGTAGCCGTAAGGTCCACGCTGACAGCACCGTCATCGACACCAGAGTTGGTGATCGAGGTGCCCACACCTGCCGAGAGGACCCGGTTGTCGGTGAGGCCAGCAGCCACGGCGTGCGTGATGAACGGGGCCGTGCTCGGGGCCGCACCACCACCGCCACCACCAGCGATCTCGTCGATGGCGTCCTGGACGTTCTCGGAGACAAGACCAGAGACCGTGTTGTCGTAGAACAGCGACGTACCGATGGTCAGCGCCTGACGAGTGACGGAGCCGATCTGCGTGATGGTGCCGTACTCCGAGGAACCGAGGCGCAGGAAAGCAGTGCCGACGACACCTGTGCTGTCGATCGAGAACCCGAGGAATCCCGGGGCTCCCGTCGTCGTATCTCCCAGAAGTGTGCGTCGCAGGGTCAGCGACAGATCGCCAGGCACCGCCGCAGCCGTCGGGTTGAGCTCGATAGCTTGTGTGACAACACCACCGGGATCAACCGTGATGACGCACCCGTTGTCGAAAATGAGGTCTTCGGACCACGAACGAATTGAGAAGCAACCGGGGCCAACACCCACCTGCTCGAAACGACAATGGTTGAACATCGCCGTGACGCCACCAAAGGCAGGCACCGTGGAGTCCACCGTGCCGAGCGACGGTCCGAGAAAGAAGCAGTCCTTGGCGATGAGTGCTGAAGTGCCAGCCGCAGCAAAAACGTCAAACGCCAGAGAGTCGTCACTGAACGTATCGGTCTGAATGACGCGAGTGTTGTCCAGGAAGGCTCGTCCCCGCTCGACAGAGATGCCCGCACCCTGGTTCGCTGCACCACCGCCATTCTGAAGCAGTTCGGTGTTCACCAAGTAGACATCGCCCTCACCGATCTTGCGGAGCAGCGCGTTGGTGGTCGCACCAACGTTCTCGAGGACGAGGTTCGAGATGTAGCAGTACTCACCGAGGTTCGGCAGGTTGGCCGTGAACGTGAGCGCAGGAACACCACCACCGTTGGCGGCGCGGACGTTCACGCTGCGATCGAAGTCAGGGTGCTCCCCGTTGCCACCGCCCGAGCTCGGCCACCCGATGACGTGAACGTAGGGTTTGAACTCCACGTCCTCTTCGTAGAGACCCGGGCGAACGGCTACGATCATCGGTTGCGTCGCACTCGGAGCGATACCACCGTTGAAATCGGCGTTGGTCTCAGCGGCCAAGATGGCCTCAGAGATTGTCGAGAAATCCGCGAACCCTTCCGCAACCGCCGGATCGTTCGGGGCCTGGAGGTTGTCCTTGCCCCGGTTGGCATCGACGTAGATGATGCGACCGCTGGCGCTGACATGCTGGACCAGGCAGAGAAGCCGGTTCAAGTTGAAGTTTTGGTCGTTGGCCCAACCCTCCGCAGAGATATCCACGGGGATGATGCCGGTGCCATCCCGGCGCTCACCAGCAGCGACAAGCTTGAGGTCACCAAAGAAGGTGTCGTAGCGAAGACGAACGTACTGCTCATCTTGTGTCGGGAGGCCCGCGTCGATGACGAGGCGAATGAGGTACGGACCCTCGTTGTCCACCGTAAAGGTGACGGGACCCGGTCCGAAGATGTTGCCGACCAGGGTGGCGGCCGACGGGTTTCGGTCTTTATCCTCGGGAGCGAAGGCGATCGACCAGGCGTAGCTGGTCGCCGGGCCTCCGACTTGGTCGAGCTGCACCACGTCCCCAGCACGGAGATCGTCGCGGCTCGCCCCGACCACCGGATTGATACCGTTGACGAGACTTTGGATCAGTGCGGGCATGTTGCTTCCTCGGCCGGAGAGATCGGCGGTTCTATCCTTGGGGCCCCTATAGGCCCGCCACCGAGGGAGCTAGATGAAGAATTGAGACGAAACGTCCTCGCCCAGCACCGTAAATGGCGTTCGAACGCCCAGACGCTCCACCGTCAGGCGGTAAGACTGTCCTGTGGCCTCCTGGGGCATCCTCGTGGCAATTTGGAGCGTGCTCGGCGCGACACGCACACCGGTCGCGAAAGATCCCGCAGGCACCAAACCGACAGGACCGCCGTTGTTGCCGAGCAAAGTCTCGAGACGATAGTCTCCCGCGTTCTGCCCTTCGAGAAAAGTTAGAGTTTCACCTTCAACGGCGTTCGAGAAATCCTGGTTTGGATCCTCGATTTCACCATCCGCGTTAATGGTGGCCGTCCCCGTCAGCCCGGTAGGGCTTGTCGTGTACGGGTTCGCCACGAGGTCGCCGTTCTCATCTTCATCAAGAGCTCCGACGAGGCGTAGCAGGCCCACGACTCGGTAGCGTCCCAATGTCGCGGCATCTTCTCCTCCGCTCGTCGGCTTCGTGTTGGGGCCGTCGAGAATCTCGAGCACCGCTCCGGGGCACACCGCACGGAAATCCAAAGTCACGTCCTGAAAGAGCTGACGCCCGGGAAGAGTGACTCCCTGCGTCCCCACAATTTCTTTCATGCCGCAACAGAACTTGCGGAAGTCCTCGTAGTACCACGAGTCCAGATCGATCATGGGCTCGGCAGTGAACAGGTCGCCGAACGTATCCAGGAACAGATGCCGGTACTCGTAGAGGGCCTTAGCCGGCTTGAGCGCTCGCAGGATCCGGACGTTGTTTCGGAACACACGGAAAGGGTCCACAGGGAACCCAGTCCCAAGCTCTCCTCGAATCAGGTCACCGGTCGTCGGGTCCGTGAATACGGTCCGGCATAGAACGTTGACCTCGAACTCGTGCTGCTCCCCAAGACCCCAAGCCGTGTTGGGATCAGTCGAGAAGTCGACCTTGGCCAGCACATCCACTACGGCTTCAGTCAGCAGGTTGAGGCCCTCCTCGACCACGTCCTCGGTTGCTCCTTGAAGGAGCAGCAGGATCATGCGGCGCAAGAACTCACGGTACGTGAGGTCGCCGTCGATCTCCGGAACGCCTCGAGGCGTCTTGTCCGTGTCCGGAAAAACGAGCGTACCGATCATCTGCCAGAGATACTCGGGCCGCGCGAAATCTACGTCCGACTCGAGCGTCACGTCCTCGAGCTCGAGTTGAATCTTGGCGAGCTGTTCGGCGATGGCCTGGAACTGCAAGACGTAGAAAGGCCCAGGCACCTCCGCCACGTAGTTGGACGGAAGCACGTCCTGAAACGTCCGAAGGATCGAGTTGGTGATGTCGCGAAGTGAGCGACTTCCCTGCTGCCCTGCCGTAGAGACCGGCGCCGGGTTCTGCTCGCGCTGAAACGGCAGGTACGGCGTCTTGGGAAGAATGAGGGGCTTGTCTTCGTCAGACACCGCGCGTGTCCTCCACGAAGGTGAAGATGAAATTGCCCACGTCAAAGAACTCGATGGTGCCGGCTTCGATGTCCTGCACCCGCGCCTCCACGAACGCAACCGTGTAAGTCACCGTGAACGCATGGAGCTCCGGACGGTCATCCGCTGCCAAGGAGACGAGAACTCGGTTGGCTGTAAGCTGCTCGCGAATCGCCTGAATCTCCGCCGCAGTGTTCGCCGCCGGGTTGTTGTTTTCGATGGTCTCGTCATCGCTGAACCCAGGAATGACGAGCCCGTCGTTGCCGATGATGAACGCCTGGTCTGCTTGTTCTCGAAGCACTGTCGGGTCCGTCGTGACCAGCGAGAGTTGCTGGTCATCCTTGAACACACCAGTGAACTGAGTCCCATCGCCACCCCCATCCGTGGTGGGATTGTCCAGCGGGTTCTCGAGGAGCCAGGTCTTTACCGTGTCGGTCGAGTACGGGATCGCCTTCGTCCCGAGAATGACCTCCACATCGCCTGCCTCAGAGGGCACCGACTCGCGCACGACCAAGCTGTTCTGGCTTCGAGCCAACTTCCGAATCGGACTCTCCACGTACGAGACGCCGGTCGTGTTGTCGATGACCGCGACGATGTCCGACTGTCGTACCGCCGCCCCCAACGGGAGAGCTCGCAGGAAGGTCGTCAGGTTGGTCCGCACGTTCGTGTCAGCAGTCGAAGTACGGAAGCCGTTTTGAGTGACGATCGTAGCCGTGATATCTACCGGGATCGGCACGGCCTCCTTCGCCAACACATCAGCAGTCAAGTGCTTCTGGGCATCCAGGCTTGCCTGCGCGCTGGGGATGACGAAGTTCGTCTGGTACGTGACCGTGAAGTTCTCCGCATGGTCGTAGTCCACCAACACGCTCTGTCCGCTGCGGATCTGGCTGTTAGGCGTACGACGGATACTGAGCGCCGTAGTCTGCGTACCCGGCACGATCACGTAGTCTGAAACACCGCTCGGGTCCTGGGGACCACGGTACTGAACCGTGCGCTCCGTGTTGAACACCGCGACCGTCAATGGGTTCGCACCAAGGTTGTCAACGAACTCATCGAACTCGCCGAGAAGAATACGTTCCTCGTTCGTCACGGAGATGCTCTCACCACTCGGAACCCCGTTGACCTGGATGATGTTCAGGAACGCTTGCGCGTCCTCTGAACGACCGAGCAGAAGCGGATCATCCAGGCGCACGAACTCAAAGTTCTCCTCCGGAAGCTGCCCAGACACCTGACCCGAAACACTGACCACTGAATTCACGGGCTGTCGGGTAAAGACGAACCGTGTGCTCGTCAGGTAGCGGTAGTCGCCCAACACGATGTCGCCGAAGGCCACGGTGGGCTGACTGCCCGTGTTGGTGAGCTGGATAGTGCGGTAGTCCAGGATCTCCACATCAGCCAGGTTGAAGAAGGTGCCCTGAGTCGCATTGCGCAAACCCAGACCCAAGGTGGGGTCGTCAAGCAGTTCCGCGATCGGGTTCGACGGCGACAGGTTCGTGTCCAGAGCTCGGAACTGAAGTGCAAGCGGGTTGCCGATGATCTGGAACTGCACGTCGAACGCAGTCTCAAACGTAAAGGCAAAGGTGTCGGTGACGTTGCCGACCGACGCACCTCGAAGCCACACGTCTACCTTGCCGCCGACATGCTTGTTGAAATCGGTGTCGAAGTCCCGCTGCATTAGATCGTTGCCCGCAGCCACGACCGACACCTCTTGGACTCCGGCAACATCCGCCGCTACTTGGAAGGTCCCCTGCTCGGTGCCCGAATCCACCGAGGCCAGCGCGTTGCGGGTACGGGTAGCGAGAAGCAGATTGGTCTCCTGGTTCGAACCTCCAAATGTCGGGTTGTTGTTGGTGACCGACAGGCCCGGAAGCGACGTTACGATAGTCCGGATCTGACCCGCCCCCAGGTTGCCGGCGGTACCTGGAGATTCTGCCTCGATGGGGAGCTGAATCTGGTAGGTGTTCGTCGTCGGGTTGAAGAAGGATGCGACGTTGTTGATGGGAATGGATCCGTCCGTCGTTGTCACGAAGCGCACAGCACCGCTGGCGATGCGAGTACCCAACGGGATGAACAACGTAGACGAAGGTCGCGTTCGAGTGAAGAACGTGGCGAACCCTCGAGCTCGAGTACCCGAACGGCGGAAGACGCCATTGCGGGACGCAAGCTGATCAAACGACTGGTCGAACAGGGCCTGCGTGTCGGCCGGGTTCTGGAGCTCGAACACCTGCTGAAGCGCCTGCTTGTACGGGCTCTGTGCGACCGGGGTAGGAGTACCATTAGCCTCGATGCCATCCACCTGGAGCAGCGTGTCCACAGACTGAACGCGGTAGCTCCAGTCCACGAGGAAACGCAATCGAACGGCCTCATTGGCGGCTGGGTCTACGACCGTGTCACGAATGACGGATCCCGGCTGCACCGCGATCTGCGGAGTTGTCCGCGAGATGGCCGTCAGCGTGTCTTCAACGATCTCGAGCCGTGACGGGGCCGGGAACGTTCCGACATTCTCCCGGATGATCGTCGGTCGTCCCGACACCTCGGGGGAAAACGCAGACTCCACCTCAAGCTGTGTCGCCGAATTGTAGAACACCGCCGTCGCAACGTAGAACAGAGGTTCGGTCAGGTCGGTGGCCGCAAACTCAGCAATAGGCACCGTGGGAGGCACGCTTCCCGGCCCAGCCTGGCGATTGTGCCGGAACGTGTAGAACGACCGGCTAACCAAAGACTGCACGCTGTACGTGCTCCGGATAGTCCTCGTGGTCTCCGGCACCTCGAAAGTCTCCACGAAGTCCGTACGGAGAAGCGCAGACCGTTCCTGGATGGTGATGGCAGCGGCGAGTTCGGGAGTCAGTGGGATGCTCTCGAGGTTCTGGATCACGTCGTTACTGCTCGTCTGCGTCTCCGTGATTTTGACGTAGAGAGGGTCGGCAGCCGGAGTACCATCAGGGTTGGTCGCAACCGGGTTGTCCACCTGAAGGCTGCCGATCGTCGTCGTCTCCTGCACCGTCGTCACATCCGACAACGTGTTCAGATTGACGCGCTGGTAGCCTGTGGAACCGCCACCAGTAAACCTCGAAGCGTAGAAGTTGATCCCACGAAAAGTGGAGTTGGCCACTCCCTCGATGCGAATCTCTACCTCGTCGTCGAACTGCTCGACGCTGATGTTGCTCGGGACCGTTCCGATGAGAGCGATGTCCGCCTCTTGAACCAGCGTCACTTCGACGCGAGCCGAAGCCGACACGGCACCAGAAAAGGAGACAGAACGCACCTCGATAATGTTGAGGCCAGCAGCGAGCTCGAGGCCGTCCGGGAACACAGACGGGTTCGGGAAGGAAAAGGTCGTCCCCTCGAACAGAATGAAGTCGGGATCGGAAGTGAAAGCCCCGCCACGGATCGAAATCTGCATGTCGATCGTGTCGGCATCCATGGTTCCTTGGAAGAACCTGGAGGTCATCGTCGTAGAAAAGATGGTGGTCTCTCGAGCGACGCCATCCGGGCCAATGATTTGTGGAGTCGATGCCATCAGGTGATTCCTCCTGGCGGCGCAATGCCAGGAATGGTGCCGGTCCGACGATCAAGACCGAAGCCACCAAGACCGAGCGAAAGGCCGTTGGTACCGGCAAGTGCCGCTGTGCCCGGAGCCGCGAAAACTGTGGAAACGACCACCGGCACGTTGGAAGCGTTCGCTGCGATGATCTGCACCTCGAACACCGTCGGGTCGAACTCAGAGGGCAGCGTGTTGATCGCGATGACGTTGGCCAGACGCTGGCGAGCCGTGACCTCTTGGTAGCGACCGGCGAACTCTTGAAGTCGCTGGAAGACCGTCAGCGCGTTGATCACGTCCTCGTTGACGGAGGCCAAGCCCGTACCTGTCGCCTTGGTGCCGATGCGTGTGAGCAACGTGGTCCCATACTCGGGGTGAAAGGGGTTGGAGCCCTTGATCGTGCTCAGCACCTTGAGCACGTCCTGGTTCAACAGATCCTCGTTGACGACCGTGAAAGGAGTGCCGTCAGCAGAGATGAGGTAGTCGTTCTCGATACCGAATCCCTGGCAGCGCCGACAGTAGCGTTGGTACGTCGTGTAGGAGACCTTGAAGACCGGGTTGCCTTTTACCGGCTGCGTGAACTGAGGAAAACGAACCGTGACTCGACGGATGTTCGCCACACCAGGCGTGGTAGCGATCTCTGGACGCTCTGCGAACCGCCACGGCGGGTAAACCATCCGTCCTCGAGCTCGAGTCTGGTTCACAAAACCGAGTTGGGGAGCACCATCCCCAGTCACGATGACCTGCGAGCGCGTCCCCTGGTCACTTAAATCCGTCAGCCGCAAATAGCCGTTGAGATTCTGAGCGACGATGGTGACCTGCCCATTCCGGAACGCTGCGTTTAGAAGACCGACGACCCGGTCTGTCGTGATGCGGGCCCCAACCGGAAGCTCGTAGTTCTCGATCGACTGAGTGCGGTTCCGGATCGAGATCGTGTTCTCGTTCTGGATGACGCGGAAAGGACCACTGACCGAACCGTAGAGCTGAGCTCGGCTATGGAGCCCATCTCTCGGCACCGAAAGCTGGTCGTTCGCAGTGATGCGGATGCTGTTCGAAGCAACAGGCTGCCGGGTGACCAACGACCTCCGGTCGTCGCCCAAAACCACTTCCTCCTCCACCGTGAGGTGGGGGCACGCATGGGCGATCTGGAAGTCGAAACTCATGGCTCACTCAGGGAAGGGCTATAGGCAAATTCACACGGCAAACGGGTCTGTACCGTCTGGATCCTCCAAAAGCGTGTCGTAGAAGGCGATACCGCTCGGGTCCACCTGGCCGCTTTCGGCGTTGATGTCGTTGCTCGCTTCGGATAGTGAAGTTCCATCCGCACGGCGACCGAGGTTGATACGTGTAAAGTCAGGCTCGCCGTTCTCATCCGTTTCGTAAAAAGTCCTGTCCATCTGGTTCACGATGTCGGTCAGATGAAGGTTTCGAGCGAAACGGTTGGCGTCCGGAGGCACTGGATAGTCAGGCACCGAGCCGCCTACAGCTTGCTGGATCAGAGAGTCGCGCTCTTCCATGAGCTGCTCACGTAAGTCCATCAGCTTGACAATCTTCTCCTCGAGCTGAGTGAGCTCCGCAAGTTCTTGCCGTACCCACCGGCGAGCCCAGTCCATCTTGATCGCGACCTTCGCCCCCGCAGTAGCCTCTTCCACGTACCGACCTGCGTTGCGCGTCAAGTCAGTCAGCTTGACGGACAGCCCGCCAGGGTACCGACCCCCCACGTCATACGAGTCCGCGCTCGTCACCGAAATCACGCCACCGTAAGGCTGATCGAACGGGGTGGACTCGAACCCGGCTTGGGTGACGACCTCGTTGGGGTTGTCGTCGTCGTCATCCTGGGGATCTTCATCGGTCGTGAACTGCACCTCATCAGGCTGCAACCACAACGAGATCGACATCGGGTTGCCCCCTTGGGCGATATACGCCTGCACGAGCTTCTCGAGCGACGACCCCGGGGAAACGACGAACCGAGTGCGTTCCTCCGTCACCGTCGTGACCTCTCGCTCGGCACCGGTCTCGGTCTGCACCACGTCAGTCCGCGACCGATAAAAAACGGTGATGCGTCCGATACGGTTGAGCTCAGCGTTGATGACCTGCAAGCGACCCCGAACAGCACGCCGCTCGTTCAGCGTCCAGTCACGAAAAGCCTTCCATTGGCAGGCTCGCATGGTTCCGAGGAAGTTGAAGGGCATCAGGTGTCTCCACTGAAAAGGGCCCGGAAAATGTCGATGGCCAAATTGGGGATGCCGCCTGCAAACAGGACGATGCCTCCGCCGTACGCATCAGCTTCAGGGTTCTCGGGTTGGATAGGTTTGTTGGTCGAACCGACGAGGGCCGTCGTCACCCCATCGGTGCCGGGCGCGACGACCACGAGCCCCGCCGCCGGGGTGATGGAGAAGAAGAAACGGAGCAATCGTTGAATGAGCGCGTTGATACGATTGAGGAATGCTTGAAGCTCCCGGATTCGACTCTGAAGGAACTCGATGTAGCGACGGATGGTTTCCGCGATGCTCTCGATGGCTGCCTGAATGGAGCGCAGAAGCGCGAGGATCTGGTCGAAGAAACGGTCGATCGAGGGAATGCCCTGCGGGAACACACGGAAGGCAATCCACCCACGCTCTTGGGGGCGCACCGCAGGACCGGCCGCAACTTGAAGCACGAACGCAGCACCCTCGTAGACACTGTCGGGCACAAGGTTGCGGAAGAAGTCTACGTTGTTGAGCCGGTTATTCGTCCGGTTGTAGACGACAGGAGCCTCATCAAACGAGCCCCGACCCGCGCCCGGGATCAACGACTCTTCAGGGGAGGCAAAGAAGAAATGAGGGTCTCGAGCGAGCACGGTCTCATTCCCCATCTCACCACGGATACGGTCGGCTGCTCGACCCCCAGGAACCCCAATCGAGTAGGGGTTCGGACCAATGCCCTTCTGGAGGTTGGTGTCTTGAAGGAGCTCGAGAGGCGTTCCCCCAGGAAGACCCTCGAAGAGCTGCGTGAGGTTGGGATCAACCGAAGTAAAGTAGTTCGTCTCTCCAAAGATGATCTGGAAGTTGAGCAAGTCCTCAGCACGCTCGACCGCAAGCTGACGAGCAGGAAGCGGAGGCAGGTTCTGAGTCAGCAGGCGGTTCGTGTAGTTGATGCAGTTGATGAACAGCTTCTTCCGGAACTTGGCCGGGTTCGAGTCTGCCTTCTCGAAGAACTTCTTGATTTGCCGACGACCAACAATCTGCGGCAACATGAACTGAGCAATCTGCTCAAGCTGCGTCGCCTTGTTGGCGCTGCCTTGGTAGGTGTCCCAGTACGGAGGCTTTGAACCATCTTTGAGAGGCCCACTCGGCGGGAACCCAACAGAGACGTTTCCCTTACCGAGAAGCACAGGAATGTCCGCACGGCTCAAAGCCATGATGGCCAGAGCTTCGGCTACAGCCCGCAGGTAGAGCTGCGTGCTGGCATCTGGGAAGAGGATGCGCGTCACGTCCGAAGGTGGTCCCGCATCGTTGAAATCAATGAGGTTGTCCGGATCCGAGCCGGGAGCCACGTTGACCGTAGGGCCTTTACGATCTCGAAGCGTCTGTTGGTCGAGAACGAACTGGTAGTCCTCGGGTCCTCGAACCGAACGGTTGACGGCGCGGACCCGAACGAAGAACTGGTCGGGCTGCCGGTTGTCGTTCGTGCGCTTGACTCGTCCCCCACCAGACAAGCTCGTGTTGAGATCAAAGTCTGCCTGGAAAGGCATGTCTTCGAAGCGGAAAGAAGCGCCGTACCCCTTTCCGGGGAAGAACAGATTCTGGGCGAAGGGGACGAAGAAGGTTCGTTGCAGGAAGAATTTGTCGCCCTCCTGGAGAAGACCCAAATCCACCGGAGACTGGTCACCGATACCCCGCACACCGTAAACACGCACGGCGTCAGATTTGAACTCCCCCCGGATGTCGACGGCATCGTTGAAGTTGATGCGTCCATTGATCTGGAGCTGCTGGATGCCGCCACGAATCGCCAACGGCTGACCGTCAGGATCGAGGAGCTCAACCACCTCGGTTTTCGCCGGCTGATTGTTCAGATCCATATCCTGGGCGGAGCCTTCGATAACACGCTCGGCCACGAGCTTAAGCGGCTGTTCGCGCGTTGAAAACTCGACCAAGAACCCGGCCGGCGGTGCAATCGGCACATCCGGGAAAGGAGCTCCTGGAATCGGAGCCATCTCCCACGTCAAGTTCACCGCGTTGTACGGGTTGTTGATGTTGTCGTCTGGACTCTCCTTGTTGAAGATCTCGCTACGGAAGAACCCTCGGTTGAAGGAGAAGATCGTGGCGCCGTCGTATCCATAGGTTGCCTGGATGTTCACGACCCGGTTCTGCATCCGAGGTAGCGGATACTGCCGGCTGAACAGAGCCAAGATCGACTTAATGAGTTGGATGATCCGGTTGATGCCACGGATGTCCGCCTGCACGAACAGGAAAACAGCGATACACGTGGAGAACTCACTGATGTCCGGGCGGTTGGGATCCTGCGTGTCTTGCAGGCGTCCAACCATTCGACCCTCATACTGCGGGTAGCCACCACGGAGCGCGGCGAAGTCCGGACCCTCGAGCGCGTAGAAATCACCGTGGATGTAGATGCCGAGCTGGCGAATGTCGTTGAGAAGCGCCTCAATCAGGTTCCGAATCGCTTCGATGAGAGCGATGAGAGGATCAAGTAGACCCGTGGCAAAAACTTTGAGGATCTCCAACACCGCGAGAAGGATGTTGAGGATCTGGATGAGGAACGAGAAGAAGGCATCGATCGCCTGACGAACAGGCTCGAGGAAATCCGGGATAGTGAGCGAGATCGTCTGCCACTGACCGATTACGCCCTGTTGTTGCGGTCCCTGTTCTGGGTTCGACATCAGGCACCTCCTCCCTTCTTGAGGCGCCGCAGCTTCACATTGAGCATGTCGATCTCGTTGAGATCACGGTCCACCTGTGTCTGACAGATGTCGCGGATTTGCGTGAGCATCTCTGCGTAGAGTTTGAAGGTAGGGATTTGAGCCTTGTCCCCGTCCTTCACACGGCCGTAGTTGTCGGTCCACTCACCAGCTTCGATCCCCATGGCACGGAGACGCTCCTTAGCCTCCTCCACGGACATCTTGGAGAGGTCGAAGTCAAACGGCGACCGGTACTTGTACTTTTCCTTGGGGTCAGCCATCAACTACCTCCCGAGATGGAGTTGGTGATCGGGTTGATCGCTCCCCCCACCGCATCGGTGATCGAGGTGGTCAGGCGCTGGAGACGGCCTCGAGCACTGTCGAAGCGTTCCAACGCACGGAGGAACCGGTTGCGGGTCGGGATCGTCCCGTCTTCACGTTGAACTCGGAAATCGAGCCATGCGAACCGGAGCTGCCGGAGCTGATCATTGTCGTCCAGGATTTCGTCGATCCTGTCCGTCAAAACCGGACGACCATCACCCACATCAGCCGAGGGGTTGTTCGCGTTGCTTTCCAGAGTCGAGTAGCTCGGGATCCCCGCGCCCGAGCCCGGCGGGAACTCAGCGTCCAGACGGAAGTCGTTGACCCAGAAGCGCCGATCCAGCACTCCCAGCGAGTCCGTAGTGTTGGCGAACGGGCTGATGTTCACCAGACCTCGCACCCCGTCGATGAGCTCGTTACTCATGACCCCCTTACCTTCATCGGGAATCAAGGGGTTACCGAGATCGGCGATGTGGTCGTCTCGCTGGAAGACGAAGTAATTCCCGAACTTATCTTCACGGAAGAAAAGGTCAAACTCTTCGAGGAAACTGAACGTACGCTCGCGCATGAGCAGAACGAGATCGATCGCCTCCGTCGAGAACAGGTTGTTTGGACGGATGATCTTGTAGGAGAAGGGCGCGATGCTGAACAGGTTCCCCGCGTAGGAGTTCGCGATCGATCCCGACTCACCCGCGAAAGCGGTGGGGCGAAGATCAAGCTGACCTTCCACACCCGGACCACCCGGGGGGTCTGCGAACGGGGCCGTCGAACCCGAGACTGTCGGAAGCACGGCGTACTCGGCATCGATGCCGAAGGTCACGTTGCCTCCTCCAGGGCTGGCGCTGAACTCCGTGTCGCTCTCGACGAGCACCGCGTCTCCGAGGATCTCAGTGATGCGATACCAGCCTCGGTTGTCATCGAACTCGGACGGAGCACCCGCGATGAAAGGCACCTCCTGGCCCGTCTGAGCCGTCGTGCGTCCGGGGACACTCCGGTCGCCAAAGGGACGGCTCGCCCGCTCCTGGCCCGTCGTGGGGATTCCTGTGGGGCCTGAAAGCAGACCCGACGAGTCGATCACCACGATGTCCCCAACTTCGATGCCGAGGTTGGCGAAGTTGAGGTCCGTATCCGTGTCTCGAAGCCGGCGTTGGTCGGTCGGGCTGCCTTCCACCGGAACCCAGCCCCCCGACTGTGCGGTGAAGTCCGCAGTGCGCTCGAAGACGACCCGGTCGGTGATCTGTGAGAAGAGCTGCGCGTTGCTCTGCTCATGAGGCACGGGTGGCTGGCTCAGGTAGATCTCGTACGGCTTGCCGGCTACATCAGCAGCACTCAGCACCGTGATGCCAGGCTCCTTGAGCCAGATCTGTGTGGCCGACTCGATGCCCGCAATCTCCACCTCTTCGAGCAGTGTGACCCCATCATCGTCGAACAGACGGAACATGTCGCCCGGGTTGATGTTGACGAACTCGTCGTTGAAGGGACCCAAATTGGTCCCTGTGAACGAGGTCACCACGTAAGGGTAGTTGAACCCTTCAGAGCCCACCGGCGCCGCACCGAACACGTCCACGGTACCGCGACGGATTTGGTAGACGTAGCGCAGAGGCCCGAGGAGCTCGCCCACGTTCTGGAGCAC